AAAAAGTAGAAATAAAATAAGCTAAACTTTCTTGGTTGATTTTTTTTTAGTTATATATTCAATTTAGGAGCGAAGTGTAACGTAGCGACGCTATAATAATATTAATATATCCTTATAACATGGGTAGGTTTTAGATACAACTGGGAATCAACTACTTACAGAAATAACTCTCAGAAACCTATCTAAAATCAATTAAAATCCCTTCTCTAATACAATCATACCAGTTAAATAGAGAAAGTGTCTGAAATGAGCTAAAAAGTACCTTAAATCAAATGTTAGTATTTTTAGGTGATTGGAAAAAGCTAACTAGAATAGTTGACCGGCAAAAGTTCTGTGGAAATCCTTATAGGTGTAAAAAGAAGATTTTGGCCCGGTTTTTGCTATATCTTCTTAGGAGTTAAAAATTATGTATAACCACTAAATCACCAATATATTATGATAGCCATTTCTAATGATTTATTCAACAAGAAGCTAAGAGAAAATTCAGACAACATCCTAAACCAATTATTAGCTGGAGAAGGAATTAAAGATTTCACATTGGTATTCATCTCAAGTAATCCAGAAGAAGATGCTAAAAGATGTATGCCAGAAATCCTAAAACGTAACCCTAAGATTGTATATGAAAATTCTAAGGGGTACAGAAATCAAGACAAATTATCACCAAAAGGATTAGATCAGTTAGTTGACAAATATAACACATCTAACAACATTCTAATTTTTAAAGACTTCCTAGATTCAGTTAATGTTTATGATAGAGCTAAGTGTAGATTCCAAACATTGATGCACGAACTAAGAAGCAGAAGATGTTCAGTTTTGGTTAATTATGATGTAGAAGAATTTAGAAGACAATCAGACAAAAACATAAACTGGTCATATAGAAAAGGAAAATCAGATGCAGCTAAGAGGTTTCATATTGCCCTTAGAAATCCAGAGAATGCTTACATACTTAACTTGGAGACTGAGAGATACTTTAAAGGTTACGATCCAAGAAATTATAAAAGCAAGAGATTACCTGACATTAAGAAAGAAGCTGATGCGTATAGAGAAAAAGTTGTTCATTCAATAGAGGCACTTAAGTCGTTTATTAGAGATATGAGCTGCAACTTTACTATATTCGAACAACAAGACAAGGAGGGAATAGAGAAAGCTTATAACAAGAGACTAGGAACAGTTAATCTTAATATAGCAGGTCCTTGTGTTCAGTCAGATTTCTTTAAATATTCAAGTAGATCTAAAGCTGAGAAGTGGATGGATCCTAAGGAGTTTACTTTCAGGTCAGACGAAAATGGGAATATGATTGTACCTAAAGCTGTTCACTATAATTTAAGAAGTGCACCTAATTTTGACAGGAACAAAGTATGGATGGAAGAAGGCAAGACTTTCACTAGATACGCCTTTGAACATGATGGGGTAACTCCTATTAACTTCCTCAAGACTCACATATACCTCTTTACTGGAATAATTACACCGAGTTTGCATGTAGATGTTGAACTAAACTTAGACCCTACCTGTGAATTATCTGGAAGGTATTACGAAAGGTATATCCAAATGCTCAACTATTATGAAGGAAGAGGTCATATCTATAGAACTCACGAAACATCTAATATAGGATACGAGTTTATGGTTTTAGGTAAGATTTTTGACATGGGAGCTCAGTTAGATTTATCCTTCCAAACAATAGCTAGGTTAATCTTAGAGGAAGTAGGGGAAAAACCGCTTTTAGAGAGATTGAGAGAGGTTTTAGCAAATAAGAAAAAGAATCCAGAAAAGTTCCCTAGCTACGACATAAATGAACTTGTAGCAGCAAAACAAAAAGAACTAGAGAAATTAAAAAGATAACATTATAAATATATGGAAGACACACAACAGGGCTCCTCAGGGGTGGATATAAGGTCTACTCGCTTGATGGAGGTGTACCAGCAGATTAGTTCAGAAGACTCAATTAACTCGATGACGCTGATCTTATCCTCATTTCAGCGGAATACGTCTTACAACAAAGTACTCCGGGATATCGAATCTGTACTAAACATTAACGGGAAGAACAGAACGATTATCAAAGAGTGGGAAGAAGATCAGAATCAGGAAGTTGATGAGGAAGGGTTAGAAATTGAATCAAGAAACTCAGCTATTAAAATGGTAGAGTCAACAGATGATATTATAACCAGAATCTTAGTCGAGGAGGTCAATGAGTTTATTAAGGAAGTAGAACAAGTGAATACGCGACCAAATCTATTAAAAGCCCTCGTAGCTAAATTCCTGCAGTCTAACTTCTATTACAAGGAGAGTACACTGTATAAGCCTAAGGAGTATGAGCAGATTATTTTAGAGTTTAACAATTACCCTTCACAGTTTACCGATTTTTGGCAGACAGTTATAGAAAGGTTTGAAGCTAAATTCCCTAAATCAAAACTTATCACACTACTTAAGAGACAGAATAACTTAGCTTTAATTAGGATAACTCACAATATCACAGAGTACATATCCGCACCACCAGCTGAGAGAAAATTATTCAGTGAGATTAGGAAGGAGTATCAGAAAATAATAAACCCACCTCTTCCAATCATTCTCAAGGCTTTAAATATGAACAAAGGGACTTACGAGGATAATATTAATATAGTTACAGGGAAGTTAGTTGATAAATTAAATGACCCAGAATTGACTAAGAAGTTTAACCAGATAATTTTGAACTATGGGATATAAGGCGGTATCAGACCAGCGAATATTAGAGTTAGCAAGAGGACAGCAAGTTACAACCTATAATGACTTTAACCTCAAGATAGGAGAAGCTAACTCAACAAAACTTTCACCGATTAATGGAGGGCTTTATGACAAGAACTTTTTCGGCTCGGTTTTTAGAGATAGATGTAATTGTGGTAACTTAAAGAATAGAATTAATATCACTTGTAACATCTGCTCTTCAACTGTACTGCCTTCTGATGATGAGGTTTACCGTTACGCTTACATAGATACAACGGTTTACTATTTACTCAGATACAAGGAGAAGAAATTTTTAGCCTTAGTTCAAGATATATTAGAAATCCCAAAAGGTACAAGAAATAAAATCGACTACCTCTGTTTGTGTAATTATAAGTATGACAAGAAGGAGAATAGTATAGTATCTTCACTTGAGTATGTTGGGAGCGAGATTTATACTTCACTAGAGGGTCTTATGGCTTTACTAGAGAAACACTACCCAGATAAATTCAAGGAAGCTCAGAACTATATCAACAAGTATATCATCGTATCTCCTATTTCTCAAAGACCTGTAGCAATTAGAACGGTTAATGGAAAGAAGGAGCTTGCGGTATCAGGAGAATCTGTCATTTATAAGAGTATCATCTATATGGTTGAAATGGTGAATACTGAGATGAATGCTAGAGGTATCCCACTGGTAGATAAAGTGATGTATAGAAACTTGCTTAGAAAATTCGTTGTATCTCAGATTATGGCAATGAGTAAGCTAAACAATCCATCTAAACAGAACTTTGCAAGAACCCAGCTGAAGAAGAGAATAACAAACTCAGCTAGGAACTACATTGTACCAGATATAACTTTAAAGGCTGACGAGGTTTCTATTCCAATTAAAGTAGCTTATGAGATGTTTAAGACGGATTTCATAGAGTATCTTAGGGAGAAATACCAGATTAGTCCTTTAGATGCAGAAATGAGGTATATTGACTTTACAACTTACAAGACTTTAGATGACTTTAGAGGTTGGGTCACAGATAGAAGAGTTATTATCAACAGGGCTCCATCTCTACATAAAGGATCTATTGGCTGTTATAAGGTTGTACTGAACGATAACTTTACAATGGGTCTTAATCCTCTTATTATTGAACCTTATGGAGCTGATTTTGACGGGGACTCTCTTTCAATAACAGCTGTACCTAAGGATTATACAGAATATGTTGAACAGAGGATAGGACCAGAAGCTTTATACTATCAGGAGTCAAATCTTAAAACCCTGCTTACACCTTCTCACGAGTTTCTTTTAGGGCTTAACCTTGGAAGTAGAATTGAGATGGGACCTAAGCCTATTAAGATTACAGATTCCTCACAGATAGAAGAGCTTTTAAATGCGAACAAAATTAACTATAACACACCTTTAGAGTATAACGGAAAGCTTACTTGTTATGGTAGGCTGCTTCTCTCAACATACATAAAGGGAAATATAGATGACTTAATAGGAGAAGGTATGCCAATCAATGCAAAGAATATTCTGGTTATTATGGAGTACATCTCAGTTAAGTCAGACAGGTTAGATATCATTCATAAACTAGCTTCTTTTGGTTCAGAGGTTGTTAGATTTAAAGGAGTAACTTCCCTGACACTTAACGAATTATACCTCGATCTGGATACTAGTTTACATAAGGAAATGGTGAGAATTAAGAATGATGAAAGCCTATCTCCACAGCTGAAACTAATTAGAATATCGGAGGCTTATAAGAACTTTACTGAACAAGCCAAGGATTCACTTACACCAGCTATTAAAGACAGATTAGAGAGTTCAAACAGGATTAAGATGAAGCAGGTTCTCGATCTATCTATCCCTAAAATTACTATATCAAATGAGGGGGTTATAGATGTGATGGAAACGAATCTCTTGAATGGACTCTCACCCGATGATTACTACTCTGATGCAATAACAAACCGTAAAGTAGTAGGAATTAAGCAAGGAGGTGTAGGGGGTTCAGGATATTTAACTAGACAGCTGGTAACTATTGGTAAAGGATTTAAGTTTCAAGATAAAGATGCTCCTGGGAATAGTTACTTAGAGGCCCAGGCTTCGCCATACTATAAAGGAAGACTTACAATAGAAGGGTATGAAGTAACAGAGAAAGATTACGGGAAAACTGTTAAGCTGCCATCTTGTATATTTAATAAGGACACTAACCTATATAGAAATCAAGTGTCACAATTATTAGACTATTATCAAGACAGTAACATTGGATTCTCATTCTCTACAACCTTAACAGAAGCGATGACCCAGTCTGTACTCTCCATTAAACACAACGCTACATTTAAGATGATTAACGAAGGGTTTATACATAGGGCTAAGGCAGATGGAGAACTAGTAGAAGTAACAGATACAACCTATACAATTAAGTACGGGGAGGTAACAGAGACTTATCCAAAAAGCAAGGAGTTTATCGTGAATTTGTATAAGTTTAAGAAAGGTGAAGTTATTGGGTATATTCATAAGCTTCTCTCTCCGACATATAAGTTTGAGGCGATTTCTAAGCTTATTGATACTTTCCTGATTTCACTAGGTAATAAGAACGCTAATAACAATATACAACCATCCGTGAGTTATTCGCCGTATGAAGGTATTATTAGTTATCAATTCTTGCCTCGTAATAAAATCGGTGTGTATATAGGAGATGTCATGATTAATTCTCAACACTTAGATACACCTACTCTTTACTATTACCCAGAAGGAGCTAGAGTACCTCGGCACGCTAAGATCTCCTCTGATGTAGTAAGTATGAATAAGTACAGCAATCCAGAATTAACAGGAGATGAAGCAGTTAGAGATAGATATATGGTTTTCAGACAACAATTCCTAGAAGCTAATGGTAATGTAACTGAAGATTTAATTGAATTCCTATACCGTATTTGTTCAGTTAATTTAGGAGGACAACTTACATATTCAGGAGTTAAGGGTGCATTTAAAGAACTTCCGGCTCTATCTAAGATTGCCTTTGGTTACGCTAATAAGACCTTAGATAATCTACTGGAGAATGAGGGATCGGAAAGAGAAGACCCGCTTGACATTATATTTAGAAGCCAATTAGAATACAACAATTTATAACCATGATTTCACTTTTTATAACACGAGATAATTTAATAGTTAATCAGTTTACTTATGAGGACGATGCAGATTTAGAACTATCTTTACCTGACGTCGTATCCAGCATAATAAACATAGACTTTACGCCTTCACAGTGGGAGAATTTAGACATACCTGCTATCAACACTATCTTAGAATTTCAAGGTTATCAAGACCGACTGCATAAAGTTAATCTTGGAGCTGAGAATATAGATGAGAAGGAGGTAATACTATACAAGGAGAATAACACTCTAGTAGTAACTAAAGATGAGCTTGTTAATCACGTAAACCTCCTCTCTAAAGTAATTCCAGTAACTAAGGATATTTTGGAGTACTTTATTGAGATGAAACCGGATTACAAGAGATCAACTATGAGAGGTCTGCTTGATATACTAAATAAGAACTATGGAATGAACTATATAATCCTAAACAACTATGGAGGAGCATAGATTTAGTGTATGCAGGTTCTTAAGATGGGATGGATTCAACGTAGATAATTTTATTGAGGAGCTTAAGGGGGAGATAAAACAAGACTCCCTCAAGGTTTCCCCAAATGAGAGTGACCCTACGATGATGGACTTAGAGGTTTCAATCCCGCCAGAACTTAGGCATACAGTAGAAAATATATTAAAGAAGTACACAAAAATATACACGTGGATCAATGAACAGCTATAATTTTTTCATAGAGAACAGACTCCCGGAAATATTAACATCTTACTATAACAGCCCATTAAATAAGAGAGGTTTTGAGGTGGTTAATATATCAGTCGTTCACCCAAAAGTAGAGTTATCAAGAGCAATAGAACTCGAGCAAACTTATAATTACGAACTTCTGCTAAGCTACACGAATAGAGAGACAGGAGAGATGCCAGAGCCTATTGTGATTGAAGTTCCTAAGATGGTTAACGATTCCTTTATTATCTTCGGGAAATACAAAACACCTACTTTAATGCTGGATAACGATAGAAATGCTAGGTTTTATGAGACTCAGTTCGTTATTGATCCAGATAAGACCTTTAACTACGAAACAGGACTCTTCAAATATATAGACAGTGAGGGGAATGAAGTAGTGATTGATGTTAATGCTATAGAGGAGTTACCGGAAGAGGCTAGAAAGGTTGATAAGAGTATACTAAAGAAGATTGAAATTAAGTTTAACCTGGATAAGCCTATAAATGAACTAACTAAAGATCTACTCATTCAAGCTAAGGAGAGGTTCGCAGGTTATAATGACAAAGTCGAAGACCATATCCTAGACAAGAAGGTTTTAACGGTTCAAGCTGGTTTAGTTAATTTCATAAAGAGTCACAAGAAAGAGATCTACACAAGAATAGCTTCAGATTTACCAAGGAGAGGGAAGATTTATGCTAGTGAGATGAACAAATATATCCGTAAGTTCTTTTCACATGGAGGTATGATCGATAATCCTTCTAAAGTAAACTCTCTGACATTCTCTGCGTTATCTAGAAGGATTAAACTTTCAGAGTACACAGAGTATAACAGAAGCTTAGTAGACATCATAGACCCAATTAGAACTCCAGAAAATGCCAATGCGAATATCGTGAATGAGCTTAATGTTTGTTCTGTTATAGATGAGGATGGTGGGATTTCAATAAGAGTTCACGAGTTAGATTTTAAACCAGTTGTCCTTTCGTATATTGATTATTTTGATGCTTATATAATTGACAACCAGAGTGTAGACTACGTTAATAAGAAAATCAATCCTAAAGTTAAAGTAAGAAGGAGAGGAGAAGTAATTGGAGAGTATAAGTTATCTGAAGTGCCTAAACCGTGCTATATAGATGCTTCTGCTGATGATAAACTTTCTTATTCAACTAGAAGGATACCGATGATTAACTATACTGACTCAATTAGGGTATCAATGGGAGGAAACATGAGTAACCAAGCTGTTGAACTTATAAACCCAGATGTACCAGCAGTTAGTTCAGGACATGATGATGGAGCTAAGTCTCACCCTTTAAATATCTATGCATTATCTTCAGGAGTAGTTGATTATAAGGATAGAAATGTAATTAAAATAAAGGATGAGAAGGGAAGGTCTGTTGAGTATAGATCCCACTTAGTTAATTCTATGTATGACCTAAACGTTGTGGTAGATCCTAAGGTAGAAGTAGGTGATCATGTTAATATTGGGGATACGATCTTTGCACCTAGGAATATAACCTCTGAGTTTAGATTAGGAAAGAACTGTAGAATAGCCTTCATGCTTCACGGTAATAACTATGAGGATGGGGTAATAATGGGTTCTCACTTGATTCCTAAATTCGCTCACATTGCAGTTAAGGACTATATCTTCATTCTAAAACCTGAGTCTGAGCTTACTTCTATTATGGATCTAGGAAAGGCTGTAGAGGAAGATGAGCAGATACTTGGAGTTAATGAAAGGATGTCTACTGAGGATTTAGATTTCTTGGCTGGAGCTGTGGATTATGGTAGAGTAAGTAAGCTAAAGGGATTCTTCATGACGGAGGGTCTAAGAGTGCCTAAGGATTTTGGGAGGGGTTACTTTACAGATATTATAGTTCAGAAAGGGAATGTAGAATCAGATCCAAATACAGAGCAAGTTATTAATGAAGTATTTAAGAGGTATAAGGCAGCTAGAAAGGAGGTAGCAAATATTGGTGAAATTCCAGAGAGCTACTTAAACTTGCCAATGGAACAACCAGAACCTCCTCAAATAGATTACAAATACATGATTAAAGTTCGCTTATTACAGGTCAATGAACTCAAGGTAGGGAATAAGATAACAAATAGGTATGGAAGTAAAGGTCTATGCTCACAAATTATTCCTGAAGATGAGATGCCAAGAACAAAAGATGGGCAGTTGATTGATGTGATAATGAATGCGGACAGCACCGTAAAGTCGACTTGTTGCGGTGGGTAAACCTTGTGAATTGCTGGGATATCCTACATGTGGTGGTGAGGACAATCAGCAGCCCTTATGGGTTCAACGACTATCGAAACTGTAGTAAAGGAGTAGAGTACACTTAAGCGAGTGGAAGCGCAAGGATAGAGGGTTAAACCTTTATGTGATATAGTCTGAACGTCCTTAGAAATAGGGAGCTGGAGTAATTTCCGGGATAAGAAGTAGCGAGCTTATCTGAACATAATTGAGCAAGAAAGATAGTTTCTCAGCTACTTGAACTAGGATTATCTAACTTATCAAGAGCGATGTATGCCAAGTTTGATAAAGATAGAAACCCTAAAGTAATGAGAGATGAACTAAGTGACATAATAAACCCTAAACTAGCATCTTACAGTGATAAACAAATCTTAGAGTACCATGACAGCTTAAAAGATAAACAGATATACCCAATAGTAACAGGAAACTTTGCTAAGGATATATCGGCTAAGCTAAGAAAGTATTCAGATAAGTATAAAGTAAGTCTAGATGGGGAACACCTTTATACGAAATCAGGAAGACTCTACACAGAGAACAAGATTTTAGTAGGAGATATGTACCTTATGAAACTCTACCAACTACCAGAAAAAGGAGCTAAGGTAACTTCTGATAATATGAAAGGAAAGAGACCGGTACTTGGAGCTAACTTTAGGAATGAGGGACAGAGTTTAGGAGAGATGGAGTTCTGGGCTTATTCAGCTAATGACCTCTCTGAACTTTTAACTTACAATAGAGATAGAACTAAACTACAAGACTCGGCTAAATTCCTTACAGAGTTATTGAAGCTAGGGTTAGAGTTTGATGGGAATTTAAAGGACAAAAAACAGATTAAATAAAATGAGAGTATTAAAATTTGGAGCTATGTGGTGTGATAAGTGCTCCGTATTGTCTAAGTTAATTAAAGAGTCAGACTTAGATTTACCTGAGATTGAAGAAATAGATTTGGATGAAGAACCTGAACTAGCTGAGAAATATGGGGTTCAGACTTTACCTACTATTTGTTTTGTGGATGATCTAGGTAAACTCCTTAAGAAATCGGCAAGAGCAGCTGAGACTAAACAACCACTTACACCAGAGATCATTTTAAAGGAATATACTAAACTAAGAGAAGAACATGAGTAATCTAGAGTTAACAAGAATAAAGGTGCTGGTTAAGAGAGATACGATGGATACAACTTTCTTAACTGTAGAGGGGAATATAAAGGAAACTGGTACGATATTTGCAGTAGGAAAAGACTGTGAGCACTTACAACCTGGAGATAGAGTATGGCTAGGACACAGAACTGGAGTAAAGTTAAATTACGAAGGGGAAGAGGTAGAGCTTATGGATGAAGATGAGGTTTTAGGAAAGATATTAAGTTAGTGATGATTCAGGTAGCATTAGTAGTAGCAGATTGGTGTAATGGTTGTCATAAAGTCCTTGAGAAAATAGAGGCATCCGACATCAATCTTGACTACCTGAAAATAGCGGTCTTTGAGGAGAACTTAGAGCTGTGTAACCAAGCTGGAGTCAAATCAATCCCTACAGTCCTGTTTTTAAGCCATTCTGGGACACTTCTCGATCGGATTGACAGTGACATAACCCCAGAGAAAATAGAAGAAAAGTATAACAAATTAAAAGAAGAATAAAATGAAAAAAGGAATTATCGCTACAGCATTTGCATTATTTGTACTAGTAAGCTGTAAAGACGAACAAAAAGAAACATTAATAACAGAAGAAGTAACGATTGAAGCTATTAAAAATGACTCAGCTTACTTCTCTAATGGAACGTCTGCACCTCTTGAATTAGCAGGAACAGATGTAGCAGAAGGGGATGTGGTAGAGCTGAAGTATATTGTAAAGAAAAAGAAATAATTTATGAGGAAGGTAATTGCAGTTTTAGGGATCACTCTTAGTTCACTGGCTTATTCACAACAACAATATGCTTCTTACTATGGTGACAACTTTCATAACAGGAATACAGCATCAGGTAAAAGGTTAAATATTTATGGAGACCACTGTGCACATAAGACATACCCTTTTGGAACTAAACTTTTAATAACAAACACAAATACTGGAGCTACTGCCGTTTGTACTGTAATTGATAGAGGTCCGTTTGTAAAGAATAGAGTACTAGATCTTACAACGACAACTTTTAAGCAATTAGGTGGAAAACTCAGAGACGGCTTAATTCCAGTAACAGTTAAAGTTCATGAGCAAAGCTAACAAAATAGATATTCAAACCCTCTCTTGGAACCAGCATATTAGACACAGACCAGGCATGTACGTCTCGAATGTGGATAACCCGACTGTGATTCTAAGGGAGGTTATTGATAATGGAATAGATGAAGTTTTAGGAGGTTACGCTTCAAAGTTAGGATTTAAACAAGTAGGGGATTTCTTAATGGTATATGATAATGGTAGAGGTATGCCGATTAACCTTAAGAATGACCCAACTAATCCTAAAGTAAAAATAACCTCTGCCGAAATAGCCACCTCTCGTATGAATTCAGGTAGTAAGTATGAGAAGAATGAGGTCGCAACTGGCATGAATGGTGTGTCATTGATTTTCAGTTAGTTACGCACTCCTCTAGGGAAACTTAGGGGTAATAAAGTCCAAGAACTGCTGGGATAAACTCGTTAAGTAGTAAGTACCAAAGTGTGACAATCTTACTAATAGAGACAATCAGCAGCCTTTAGATTAACTAGGGGTTCAACGACTATCGAAAGGTTCGCCGAGTAGAGTACGCTATAAGTCAATAATGATAGTGGAAGCATGGACTACCCTAACGTAAAGCCGAGGGTAAAGATATAGTCTAGCCTTAGTGGAGACACTGAGAAGTTCATAGGAGAACTGCATAGGTTTGACGAGCCTGTGTGACTAAAAGCGAGGAACAAAAGCATCTAACGCTCTATCTTCAACTTATGTATTATGTTCAAAGGTTACAAAGGATAACTATAAAACCAGCATAAAGAAAGTAGAAGAAGCGTATAATAAGAATAAAGATGTTTACTACCTGATAGAGTTTAAAGAAGGGAATAAGGTTCGTGAAGATGTACTTAGTTTGGAGGAGATATTTAAAAAGTACAAGTTGAAAGTGAAGTTGGAGTTTAAACCTTCTACCCTCGTATTCTTTAAACCAGATTATACACTTATCCAATCACCTAACTATGAATTACCGCTTACAAACCTAGCTCTTGTTAAGTTAATTGTTAAGGAGACTACGAAGAAAGAGGTAGAGTATTTTATAGAAGGTAAGGAGGTTGAATATGAACTCTTTAAGTGCCCTCTAAATATGACAATAGGGAAAACCAGACTCTTAACAACCTTTGATTTTGATACAGATTTAACTAAGGGAGTATCTAAGGGATCAGTTAACTCACTTGTTGTTAATAGAGGTCTACATATAAGAGAGATGGAGAATGCTTTAAAGGAAGGGCTTAGAGTGACTTATAATTTAGATGATGTTTATGTTCAGTTTGTTTTGAAAGGACTTAACTTATCTATAATACTCTTAGCTAATGAAGTAGGGTTCTCATCTCAAACTAAGGAAAATCTCACTCAAATAGATGGTTGGGATAAAAGTTGTAGAGAGAAGTTAATTGAAGAGGTTACTAAGTTTTTAAAGAAGAATAAGGCTGAGTTTGAAGAGCATATTGAGAGAGTTAAGGAGTTTACCGCCTCTATGAACAAACTTAAAAATATGGACTTCATTAAATCTAAGGTTATCCTCTCTTCTGATATTCGTAAAAGTAAAGGAGGTAAAGAGATTAGTAAGCTTAGGGATTGCAGCACCAGTAATCGAGCGGATGCAGAACTTTATATCGTAGAGGGAGATTCGGCAGCAGGTTCAATTACATCAGCGAGAGATTCTAAAGTGCATGGAGTTTATCCGCTCAGAGGTAAGGTGCTGAACTGCCAGAATAAGTCTTTAGAGCAAGTATTAGAAAACAAAGAGATAAGAGATTTAATTAACGCTATAGGTGCAGGGATTAAAGGGTATGAACTAAAAGAGAAGCCGAGATTTGGAAAGATTATAGTGGCTACTGATGCTGATGATGACGGTTATTCTATTCAAGCTTTAGTTCTAGGAGTATTTGGAGAGTATATGCCGCACTTAATTGAGAAAGGATATGTTTACTGTTTAGTTCCACCTCTATATAAGCAAGAAGGGAAGTATTATTATGACGGAGAGGAGAAAGGATTAAATAGGAATAAGAAGTTCACTCGATATAAAGGGCTTGGTACAATGAACTCTGAAGATGTAGAAGAAACGTTAATTAAGAATAAGAGGCTGAAACAAGTTACTTTGGATGACCTAGATTATGCTAAAGAAATCCTCGGTACAACTTCAGCTAAGTATGACCTAATGAAAGAAGCTGGGATAATTTATGGCTAAGAAGAATAATAAAGTAGTAACCGAGTCTATTGGAGATATAGTTTCATTCGGGTATACAGAGTTTGGGAAATACATTAATACATCAAGAGTGTTTCCTAGGCTTCTCGATGGACTTAAACCTTCCTATAGACGTGGTATTTATGCATCTTATTTAGGAGGAAAGGATTATGCAAAGTCAGCTGAGGTTTTAGGTAATATGATGAAGTTCCACCCTCACTCTACAGATGGGACGTATGAATCACTGGCAAAGTTTACGCTCTGTGGTATTTTAGAAGGAGAAGGGAGTTTTGGTAGAGCTGATATTCTAGGAGATTCTGATGGTCCAGCTGCTGCTCGTTATACCGCTATTAAAGTATCAAAGAAACTCAGAGCGATGATAGAGCCAGTGTTAGACCTCGTCCCATGGCAAGATAGTGAGGTGAATGGAAATATAAAAGAACCGTCATACCTTCCTACACCATTTCCGTTATCCTTCTTAGTTGATAGGGTTTCTGGATTAGGGATTGGAGTTTCAGCTATCTTACCAACGTTTTCTATGGAGAGTATGTATGAAGCTTATATAACTAATGACCCTAAGAAGCTGAAGTATAGAACTAAGGGACTTAAGATTATAGCAAAAGATTCAGACTTAGATGCACTATGGAAAACAGGGAAAGGATATCTAACTTACCAGTATGCCAAAATAACAAAGGGAGATAGGGAAGTTCTTATAGAGGGTGACCCAAGTAGATTTCCTATTCAGTTAGATAAAGGTGGTAAGGGAGATGACAAACTATTTATGCAGTATAGAGAAGAGGGAAGAATATTAATTGACAACCTCTCCGACAAAACAAAACCAGGACTTCTAAGAGTTTACCTTTCACCGGGAACTAGAGGAGTGGATATAGACTGGCTGCATAAATACCTAACAGAAAAAGCTACCCACAAGGAAACGTATATGATTAATGTTACTGATGGAGAGACTGTTAGAACTATAGGGATTAGAGAGTGGATAGATATAACTTACAATAATTACATAAACCTACTGAACTTAAACCGGGATAACAAATTAAAGAGCCTAGAGTTTAGTAAGAAAGTTTACCTAGCTATGCCTGAAGTGGTTAAAGTATTTCTAAAGGATACGAGTGTCACAAATGAGCAGCTGGCAAAGAAGACCAAAGTAGATTTAGAGATTATTAAAGTTATTATGTCTAAGCCTATAGGTACACTGAGAAAGACTGATTCAGAAGCTAAGATTAAAGAAATAGAAAAAGAAATAAAAGCACTGAAGAAGTTTAAAGCGGAAGAATTTATCAAAGAACACATATTTTAATACACAACAATTATGAGAGCATTACTTGAGGACATCTTATTAGAGAACGGTTGGAACAAAGCAGATGGAGTAGTTAACAAATCAATCCGAATCAATGGAGTAGAAATTTGGGAAGCTGAATGGTTAGGAGGAGAGTTACTGGGAAGAGTGAATGGGAAGATTAGAAATATTGTTACACTGTTTGAAGAAATGAAGTTGAATAAGACTGTAGCAAGAGCCGCTTTTCTTAGTATATTGAGACCGGCTTAGGCTGTGGGGAAAACCTTATATATGAGAAGAGAACTACAGGAGAGTGTATTTGGCGGCATTTTCCTGTTCTTCTAATCTCACGTGTAAATCAAATAAGTATAACAAAAAAAAAACAACATTATGAGCACAAACAGAAACAAAACAGGAAAATTAAACTTGAACGTACAAATGAAACAAGCTATCGATTTAAGTTTAGCTTCAGGAGTACCAGTTTTATTCCTGTCAAATCCCGGATGTTTCACTGAGGATACCAAAGTTATAACTGACAAAGGGGAATTAACTTTTGGAGAACTTTTAGAGAGACATAATCAAGGGGAAAAATTTAGTGTAGTTTCTTGGGATACAGAAGCTCAGCAAGAAATTAACCCAGCTATGAAGTCAGCGTTTATCACAAAAGAGGTGGATGAGCTTATTGAAGTAGAGTTAAGTAATGGAGAAGTTTATAGATGTACTCCTGATCACTTACACCTACTTGCTGACGGAAAGACTTGGGTAGCTGCTGAGGAATTAACAGTAGGACAAGAAGTAAAGGGGTAGAAAATTATGGAAGAGATTAGCAGACTTTTTTATGTGAATTTCAGTGTTAAAGATTTAGTAGAGTATACCGGTGGAGATCAGTTTATAGATTTATTTCTCCAAGCTAAAGGGTATAAAATCTACAACTTCTTTAATAACCTGACAAACCAGCACTACGTAGGGGATAATTCATCAACTATGCAGGAGCGTCTGTTTAACTCTCTATTCGGACATTTTACCTACTTAAGAGAACAAAGGGACTATGGTGTAGATGGGAAGTACTTAGATATATTAGAGTACGGGCCAGAGAACTTTTACATTAGAATCTTACCACCTATTAATGGACATACTTACGATCAAGAAAAAGATGAAGAAGTGTGGATTAGTAGGCTTAATGCTTTTGTAGGGGATTTAAATGAGCTTAACCTTCCGGGATACAATAGAAGTAGAACTGGAAAGGGAATTTATTTAAATGAACCTATAAGACATGAAAAGATTTGTGTAAAGGGTAAAGACGGGTGTTATAAATTCATTTTTCCAAGCGAGCTAACTGAAGAGTTTATAGAGGTTGATTCAAAGGAATTTTATTCAGAGATGGGGAAACGGGGTATGCAGACTCACAGGGAAAATGGAACACACGTATTTAACAAAGCTCACCAAGTAAAACTACAGAAAGCTGGACTTAAATCTCAAAAGGAAAATGGTACAGGAATCTACAGCCCAGAAGTTAGAGAGAAGGCTTTTTATAATAGTCGTAAATCTCTAAGGGAAAGGAAAGTAGGTAGCTGTCACGATCCAGAGCTTCAGAAAAAGATTAGAGAGTATGCCACTAAGGTATCATTCTTTAATAGGCTCAATGAAAGTATCCAGTTAATCTATGATATGTTTTACAGAGGGACGCCAATTAATGAGCAGAGTTATAATTACGTGAAAACAAACAAACACTTCTCGTATAAAAAACTTCTGGTAATCCCTAAAATTATACCCCTCATCATAGTCAATAACTTAATAAATAATAACAACAGTACACATTATGGAATCAACTAAAATAACAGTAAAAAGCATAAAAAGAATTAAATTAGAAGCACCAGTAAAAGTATATGATTTGGAAGTAGATCACCCGAGTCATAACTTTAAATTAGCCGCTGGGAACTTCGTGCATAACTGTGGGAAAACTACGATTGTGCAAAAATACGCCAAGGCTAATGGATATGGATATGTAGGAATTAACGGGGGTGAGTATTCTCCTGAAGATATCCTAGGTTTCCCAGTGAATCAGAATGGTGAAGCAGTAAACCTAAAGCCGGACTGGTTCAAGAAAGTGGAGGAAGAATCTGCTACTCATGAAAAGGTAATCTTATTTATTGACGAGTTAACTACCGCTTCTGAGTATGTACAGTCTCCGCTATTGAAGGTGATCTTTGATAGAATGGTGGGTCAGAGAAAGTTACCATCAAATGTAGAGATTATTTCTGCAGGTAACTATCAGGAGAATCTAGGGCAGAACTTTGACCTTATCTCTCCAATTATTAACAGATTCATGGTGTATAACTTAATATCTGTGACAAAGGAGGACTTCCAGTTGTTCCTAGACGCTGACTTCGCCGCTACAATAGACTTTAGAGAGTCACCAGATGAAGTAGAGGTTGATGAGAAAGTTATCCAAGAGGCACTTATGGACTTCATCGCGGCGAAAGGGCTTAGTCTAGATGTAATGAATAATACTGAGCTTTCTGATTTATATAGAGGGAGAAGTAGAGTATTCAACCCGCCAACATGGAGATCTGTAGGTAGACTTAAACCACTCCTACACGCCGCTGCTAAGAAAGGTCTATTAGGGTCTATGGTAACTAAAACTCTAGTAAATGGTCTAATTGGATTCCTACCTGATAAAGAGCTTCAAGGTTCATTCAACGGAGATGTGGGAGAAACTCTAATAAATCTTCTAAAACAAAATCCAGCTCTATCTAATTTAATGAAGACTGCGGTAACGTTTAAAGATGTTGAGTGGTTCTTAGATTCAAACATAGAGAAAGGAATTGATGAGGCTAAACTTCAAGAATTCTTAGAGATGTTTGATAAGGATAGTAAGATCTTAACCTTTGGTGAGGCTGAGAAACTGATTGATAACTTCTCCTCTAAACTATGGTCAATCAAGACTACTTACCTTAAACCTAAATTAGAGAACAAAGAGATTAAGCCAGCGGACAGTAAAGCTTATATTAGCAAGTTCTCAGAAGGTATTAACAAGGTGATTGATGTACTTGAGAAATTAGCCAAGAAAGATGATATTCACGAGCACAACATAGTTAAGAATAAGAGAAAGTCTGTTGAATCAGTTAATAGAATCGGGTAAACATGAGAAAGGATTATGTAAAGAAAGTAGATGAGTTTAACAGCAAATACTACGTTAACTACATCTACGAAGACATCTCAGACAATTTAGATCCGAGTCACATGGGAGTTCCTATTGCTGGGTTAATTCAAAAGGATATAACTCACTGGAAACTTCTGATGAGGGAGAGCGTGTTTGAAGATAAGGAGAGTAAAATAAGAGAGAGTGTTATATATCATGAGTATGGACACGCTTTCTTTGCTCACCACCTCCTAGCTTATAAGGGTTTAAAGACTCTGGAGGGGATTATTAACAAACCGGATTATGTAGAAAGGATGGCCAAAATAAGCGGTCGTCCTAAAATCTACATAAAGGCTCTTCTATCTAACCAGCAGTTTATATTCAACCTTCTTAACATTGCTGCAGATTGTGAGATTAACTCTAAGATCTTAACTCTGGAGGATGTAGAAGCTATAGACCAGGCCTTTGAAGCTGACTCTATCCACCCATCTAAGTATGCATTCCTTGAGGGTAAAACTTATCTTGAGTACGTAGAAATGGTAGCTGAGTATCTAAACTTATTCCTACCACCAAAACAACAAGATCAACAGGGAGGCGGAGACGGACAACAGGGAGAAGGAGAAGGCGAAGGTGATGGTCAAGGTGGAGGTTCTGGAGAATGGGATTTATCTGGAATGCCTGGCTCTGGTACTGGATCTAACTTTATTACACCTGACATGATCGAGAAAATGGTTGATGAAGGTTTGATAGATGAAGATGGGAACTTGACAGATAAAGGTAAGGAGCAGATGAAGGAGCTTAAGAGTTCTGGAGGTGAATCTAAAGAAGGTCAGGGAGAGTCTAGTGGAAATAATGGTGAAGATGGAGAACAAGAAGGTGGAGCAGGAAAGCCAGACCCTAGATTCCAAGATAATGGTAGAGGGAACTCAGGAGGAGCAGTACTAACTAGGAATACTCAGAATATCTTAAAGTCTATGGATGATTTGTTTAGAGACTTGAGAAATAAAGAGGTAACTAAAATGACTACTACAAGAAACCTATTTAAGAATCAATTAAGGGGTCGTAGTGGTAATATGTACGTTCCAGCTCTTAAGATGAACCCAGCTAAGGTAAAGGTTGAACAAATGACCTTCCTTGTTGATGTCTCCGGGTCTATGGATGAGCGTTCTATTTTCGGTATTATAAACGATATCGCAACTAGAGTGAAGAAGATAGGTCTAGATAGGGTTAGGCTTATTACATGGAATACTGGATTTGTACAAGACTTGATGATAAGAGATTTTGAGCCTAAGAGAGGTATGCTTCGTATTGGAGGTGGTACTGATCTAGCTAAAGGTTTAAAACATATCAGAGAGCTTGACGAAGGTGTTCCTATTGTAGTAATATCTGACCTTTGTGATGACATGAAAGCTTGGAATAGAGAGTTTGACAAAATAAAAGATCCCAAGTATGTTGTTACTCTAGGACATGTAAATAAAAGTGACGTAAAAGCGATAAACAAGGATGTGAAAATCTTTGAGAGCGATTACGATTAAACAATAACTAACAAATCTTTAACTAACTATATAATTTATGATTTTAAGTATCGACTGTGGGTACGGACACTTTAAGTACTGTATCTACGATGAAAAAACAAGTAAAATTATTAAGTTAGATAAAGAGGTTACAGGTGTGATAGAGGTGCCAGAAGGAGATTCATCCATGGTTACCTCTGTTGCAACCTACCACCACTTCGATGGAAAAAGGTATTTAGTGGGTGAGCTGGCGACAAAACTAGACCGGCTCCCTATTGATACTTTAACTTACGAAGGATTCAAGGAGGTAGGACCAATACTAATCTCTTATCTACTTAACAAATTCCAATCAGAAGGTATTGAAAAGATCGCTTTGGGGTTGACCCCCGTGATCTGGGATAAGCGTGAAGATTACAAAAGCTATATCTTAGAGAAACTTAATTTGCCTTCCGAAAAGATAGATATTCATGTTCAAGGTCTTTCAGGTCACGCTACTTATTCACAGTACGGACTAGATATAAACCCTGATGGAAAAATCTCTATGGAAGCTAAATCTGCTAACTATTTTGGACTGGACGTTGGGTTTAATACAATAGACACTTACCTTGTTTTAAATAACTCTCTCCTCGATTATGGGATTAAAGGGTTTGCAAATAAAGGTGTAGTTCTTGTAGCAAATAAAATTAAAACCCATATCTTTGAACACCTTGGAATCTCTATAAATGATGTTGAAGCTAAGGAAGTGGTAACGATGGGAGGTTATAAGAAGAGAGGTAAGTTCCACGATTTATCAGACAAGATCACTGAGTTTATCGTAGAGTACCTAACTTCAACCTTCAATATGTTAGAGGAGGAGTATGGAGATCAGTTTAACAAAGTAGATAATATTCTTCTATTTGGTGGAGGAGCTGAGATAATTAAGATCTACATGGAGAAGTCAGACGTTATTAGAAAAACAATAGCTGACCTTTATGGAGATGAGTTCCTATTACTACCAAAAGATAAAGCAGAGTATTACAACACAATCGGATATTCACTATTAAGCAGCAAGAAATAAGATGAAGACAGTAACATTTGTACACACCTCAGATGAATTAGTTTTAGAGGCAGTAAAGAAAGCACTATCAGAAGGGTATGGTAAGGAGTTTGACAATATACTAATCACATCCGAAGAACTACCTGAACCTGAAGAGAATTTCCTAAAGACCCAGTGCATCCAGTTTCAAGTTAAGAGAGATGTAGAGGCTATGATTTCAGCTGATACTATTATAATTGACACAAACGACTGGAACCCTTATACTTGGTTTACTTTAGGAATGGCTTATAGAGTGGCTTGGCTTAAGAATAGAAAAGAGCTGATTACTGTTGGAGAGCATAGCATAAGTGAAATCCAAAAGTACCTAGAAGAGTGGAATGATGTATATAAGAACTGGGTAAATGGAAATCCTGTAGAGTTTAAGTTTGATGTTAATAGAGCTTCAGATGTTCTTGCTTGGGTTAGACTTGGATACCTTTGGGGAGATGTAAATAATAACTACCATATTGTATCTAAACTTGTAGGAGACCCTCAGCCTAGTGACTATATTATTAAGTTCTTATCAACCGATGTAGCTTATGAATAATATGTTTGAGTTTCTGATTAAAAAGTTACATGTCATTAAGTTAGTTGTTTTAGCTCTCATTATTGCAGTAGTGTGGTATGGGTATAGGAGTATGGTGAGAGTAGAGCCTAACTATGAAGGTGTAATGATGTCTAACTTTGGAAGGAACGGGAAATCTGATTTTAATGTGGTAACAGGGAGACAATGGACTCTACTGCCTGGAACAAGATTATACCAAGTGCCTATGTTTGAGACTTCAGGGGATCCAGATCAGGTTACTATTTCAGCTAAAGATGCAGGAGTATTTACAGTTGACCCTTCTTACCAGTATCAGCCAATTAGAGGTAGAGGTGTAGATATTGTATTTAGTTATAAGCATCTTGGAGTGGAGGACCCTAAAGTTATGCTGGATAATGTAGAGGTCTCAATCTTAAACAAACTCGTAGTAAATGCCTATAGAGAAGAAGCTAGAGAGTATACTACAGATGGGCTGATGAATAACCTGAATGAGTTTGAAAAGAAAGTAGAGAATAGACTTAAGAAGGACTTTGAGGCTAAACACTTTCAACTAACCAATCTAACTTCTGGACTTAAACCTCCTAAATCAATGGAAGACGCTATCGAAAGGAGAAACAACATGATCCTAGAGAAAGAGAAAGTTCAGAACGAGTTGGAGGTTTCTAAAATGAATCTGGAGAAAGCTAGGATAGAAGCTGAAACAAATAAGGTTAAATCCAAAGGCCTAGATGAAAAGCTACTACAAGAAAAATGGATAGACGCTATTAGAGAGACTGAAAATAAGGTGATCATTACAGACGGAAAAGTCCCTGCACCTATAATTATAAAAGAGTAAAGAAAAAGATGAACAACCAGACTAAAATATATCTCCTACTGTTTGCCATAATCCTGAATATACTTCTCATTGGTTACGGTTTTAATTATCGGCCAGCAGTAGGAATGGTTGTCTTCGTTTTAGCAATATTAATCTGGAGTTATTTCCCTTATGACAAATATTTTAACGAATGGAACAAACGGAAAGAAGAATAGTTGATCATTACGAGGATATAAAGTTTGACTTACACTACCCTCACTACTTCAGCTATAGTTACGTCGGTACCCCCATTACAGTTAGGTATAAGGAGGGACAGTTAATTAAATCCTCACCTATGGACAAAGAACTCACAGAAAGTTTACCTAAAGAAGTCAATCCCGCTATTACAAGGTTAAAGTGTATGTTAGTGGAAAATAGGCTTGTTACAGGAGATTTTAGGGTTATTGTCTATGATATATCTGTGAACTCAAAATTAGGGGTTAAATACGGATTCCTTGAGAGCCTAAGACCTATGAGTAATGATAAGTTTTGTGTAGGTGAAATATTTGGATTCCTCACTGACACACTTATAAAACCCACCATAGTTAAGATAAGAGATTGGGAAGGATTTGAAGCTCGTATAGATGGGTTATGGCACTTTGGAGAGGAAGAGTTTATTTACAGTCTTAAGGAGAGAAAACTATTAGATGTAGAAGTAGAAGGACTTAGCGTAACTCTCCAGTACGACCACGAGAAAGATATGCTTATTCCTCACTTAAATATAGCTGGGGATAGGATTGGTGGTAAGTGGACTAGATTGGTAGAAGTTAAAGCGAATGACGTAGCTAAGAAAGGAGTAACCAAAGGGTGTAAGCTTATAGTAGATTGTAACGCTGACATTGTGAACATACTAGAAAAGGGTGAACCTGAAGATATAGTATGTAAATGTGGAACTAAGCTTGGTAAAGAAGATGTTATAGGTAATTATTTCAAGTGTAGTAATGAAGAGTGTCAGCAAAGTTGTAACTCTCTTATGTCGATGTATATGGGGAGAACAATAGACTCTGAGTACTTCTTTAAGCTTCTAAGGCTGCCTAACTTTAAGTTCAAAACCCGAGTAAAAGAAACTTGGTGCCTCTCAGATCAATTAGCTATAAAAGATTTCGAGAGTTACCTTAGATATTTGAAACAAGGAACGAACTTAACAAAGGCACAAGAGAAAGCAATAGAAATAAACGCACTTAGATTGTATAACTTGCTAAATGATGATGATTAAATTACCAGACATAGAACTTCCAGATAAGAATATAGAACCGAGGGAGCTTGTAGATTACGCAATACACAAAGGTTTTAAAGTAGAGGTAGATGAGGATTCTTTTGAGGTTAAGTTAGTGTGTAATAAGGTAACAGAAGTATATCTCCTAAACCCAATAATTAATAGATACAGCAAGATATATGTAGAGGGAGATGGGAAGCAGAGAGTTAGGTTTGCAAGTTTGTTTTACCTAGTAGATGCTCCTGTTATAGTCCTGTCTCATATGCTGTCTATTTTAATCTTAGGGATCTCTATCTTCTTATCAGGTAATATAGCAGGATTTAGTTTGATAGGGGTGGTGGTGATACTAGTTACTTTGGCAGATTACGGCTGGAGAAACCACAAGATGACTAGGGTAACTAAACCTCTATGGATCTATAAAAATTTGATGATAAGTATTTCCCTGACATTAATTTGGATGAGTATACTTTTTAGAGCTGTAACAATAATAGAAATGTGAAATGACAAAGATAATAATCAAAAAGAGGGAGGTATTGCTTGGAGTAGTGAGCGTATCTTCAGAGGATTTTAGAGATGCTGATAAAGTTGATGCTCTAATTAAAAACAAACTACTCGATAAAATAAGTAAACAGACTCCAACTTTTAGTACAATTCAGGAGTTATTCTTACACTATTGGAATGCTTATGGACTTGAAGTATTCCCGTTAGACATTGAAGGAGAATTAGAGCTTGTAGATGATATGACTTATGGGCTTGTTAGATTTCCACTAGATAATAACGGTATACAGAAAGGAATAATAAGACCATACCAAGCAGGAGGAGTAGCTGAATTAGGGAAAGTAGTATTAGATTATATGTATATCCCTTCAGAAGACTTTTTATCAGGTATTTCAGAGATGAGCTTAGATTTACCACTGAGAACTGCTGAGGTTGAGAATATGACTGAGTACTTAAGAACAAGAGGAGTAAATATAGAAATTGTGAACTACCATGAATAAGTATCTAATAATAAGCCACTATAACGGACTAGAATCTGATGGGGCTATAATAAAGATTGAAGAAGGAGAATCTACATTAAACCACCTTATAGAGTACATTTCAGACAGGGAGGATTTAATGGGACAGACGAGACCTTATATCGATGCATTCAAACTTAAGGAACTAGACGAGAGCGGAGCGTTTAACTCTATAACTCTTGCAATGGCTCCTTATGGTTTTCAAGTAGTATCTGTTAATTATGAAGGAGAGATTGAAGATGACAGAGAAGACAAATGGGTAGTAATCGATAATGAGAATAACGTAAAATTCATAACTACAGATAACATTGACCAAGAAGAGTTAGTGAAATTTGTTACTGTTATGTTGAGTTCTCTAAAGGTTTCTAAGACTATACTGAACAAAGAGGTGGAGAGAGTGAGAGCTAATAGTGACATTCTTAACATCGATACACTTTCAGGATTAGGTATTATTAACTCTTTATTGTTTACTCATGGTTTTAGATCATTCTTTTGTTAGTGCAGCAGCCAAGATAGGAGATGGGTTATATGGTAAAGGGTTTTTGAGATTAGAGATTATAAATGGGCAGTATATGCTTGTAGGGGAAGGGGTTATAAACGTAGATCATCTTATCAGGAGGTTTACAAGAGTTAAGACAAGTAAAGCTGTTTTAGCTCCTAGTGATACCTTTGCTTTATATACAGGTCTTAAGAATCTCATTGACTATTATAACCTAAGCATGACAGACGGTAAATTCTCTAATGACCTACTGATAAATCCAACAGAAAAGGGAATGGAGGTTTATGCGTTCATGAAAGATAGAGTGGAATTAGTATGCAAATTAGAGTTCTTTTCTTCGGAGAGTTCTTTTATGATGTGGTTACTAAAGAAGCTAGGTAAACTTGATTAAATTAAAGACAAAAATAGGGAGCAGCCCGGGGTTAAATTTCCTCAGGTTGCTCCCTTTAACTTTATTTTTTTTTTCGCCTTAGATGCTCACGTACGGCGTCTTTTGAACTTTATATTTGCTTTGTAGAGATGAAATAGTCTGTCCAAAAGTCTTCTGAAAGTGCGGCATATCTCTGAATCTCCAGTTTCCTCCCCATTCCCATCCATACTTCTTAAATATAGCAACAATCTCTAGCCAATCAGCCACACCATCTTTATCTGAATCCATATTAGCGTCCCAACTTACCTTTGTTCCGTCTTTTGATAGTAAGCAGATATCGATAGCAAGACCGTAGTTATGATATGATTGACCTCCTCTTGCATTAGTTACGATAGATCCTTTTACAGTTCTGCCTTGTGCATAAAGTTTGTCTTGTTCTGCGTGCGTTCTAAGTGTATGAGTAAATCTTAAAGTGTAGTCACCAGTAAGTTTAGCTGATGCTTCTTCTAAGATTTGTTTTGCTTCTGTTCTCAATTTAGGATGTAGAAGCTCTATTCTTTGTAGTGATACTTTGTCTAACATTGATTATAGGTATTTTTTGAATTTAGTCCTTATAACCCAGATACTTCCAGCAATAAGGATAAGTATAATAAGAATCCACCAAGGGAAAGACCGATTATCTGCATCTACCTTCTTGACTCGCTCGTGGGATTTATTTTCCGTATCTTTCTTAATTTTAACTTCTCCTTGAGCCTTCTTATTTACTTTATTTAGGCTGTCTATTTTTCTTTCTTCTTTTGTCTCTACTGCTTTATCTGTGGTTTTATTAGAGTTTACATTAGAGATAGTTCCATTCTTTACTTTACCTTTATAGAGCTTATCATTAACATATACTTCAAATTCAGCTTCCTCATTCTCGTTAATTGGAGTAAAGTAGAATTCGTCCGTGTTAATAAGTTCTTTTAGGTTCACCACTTCTTTCTTCTCCTCTACAACTTTATTTTTAACTACTGCTGCAGAGTCTACTTTCATCGAGGATACTGAATCAACCTTTTCTACGATTTCTTCTTTCTTCTCCTCCTTAAGCACCTTACGAGTTCCACATGATGTTAGGGCTAAAAGTAAGGCTACCATTAAACTAAGATAAGTACACTTTTTCATTGTCAACTATTATAAATTTTCGTATATGACCTAAATAATACTCCTCTAAGACTAAAATGTATCTAGAGTGTGTAGCTCCTGCAGTAAGATTATCTACCCCTTGTTTATGCTGATCTGGTAAATTGCTCTGTCTGTGGTCGTCTTTTTTAGGTATTTTATTTTTCACCATCTCCAGAGCCTTAAGAAACTTTGAGAAATCTTGGTTAGCCAGCTTAGTTAGTTTCTGTTCTATTCCGGCTACGATTTTCTTTTGTTTGTAATGCTCCTTTTTGATTTCCTTGTTTAGTGAGTCGATCTTTGCTTGGTTATCTAGAATCTGCAAAACATCGTCTCTTACTTCCTTAGGTACTATTAGAGAGTCTCCATCTTTCATCACTAATACTACCTTGTCACCTTCTTTAACTTCTAATTCTTTGCTCGTATCTTGTGCACTGCTAGTAAACGGTAAACACATAAGTAGAGCCATTATATTTTTCCACATAAGCCTATTTAATTAATTTATTCACGTTAGTATCCACCTGTTCGTATTGATCTGTTATTTCTTTACTTTTCTCGAGTCCACCTTGTACATTCTCTATTTGGGTTGTTTGAGCTTGTTGTAGTCGGTGGATAAGTTTGATGTAGACCTCTAGCTCCTCGGCACAATCCTTCTTATCTAATTCTGCTATATGTTTATCCTTCTCTTTAAGTCTGTCTTCGTAGGTACCTTTGCCCCAAACTATAATACCTATGAGACAGATTACGAGAACAACTAGAAGCCACTTTTGAATATTGTCCGGAAGATCGATACCACCTAAACCTTGATTGCTTAGTTCACCACCAGAAGATCTTTCATCTCCGTTTTCCTCTGGTATTTGGTATTCTTCTTCCATCATGTCGTTTTTATATTCTTTCATTTCCTAATCTCTTACTTCTTTAGATTCATTTTCCTCACATATATTCTTTACGTCTAATCCTGCAACTCCTATGACTAAACTACCAGCTTTTCGTTTCCACTTATAGGTTACCTTCCCCTCCATCTCGTCTGTAAAAATCATATAATCCCTGTCAGAGCTTAGGAGTAATTTATCGTGAGCCACATACTTCTTTGCTGCCTCTTCCCCAAAAAGGTCAACATCAGATTTGTCTATTACGTCTGTTACGCCATACTCATGCTCAAAAGATTTATTAACGTAGATGTAGTAACCTTGTTTATCCTTAAGCCAGTAAGAAAAGGGTGAGTCCCAAGATGAAGATTCTAAGAGGGTTAATAGTTTCTCCTTCTCAGACATCTCTTCCCTTAGACGTTCTACCTTATTGTTGAGCTTAGTGATATCGTGTCGTTGCATATTGATGATGTTGATATACTCGTTACTCTTACTTTGTTTAGTCTGTATGAGGTATTTAAATATATAACCTAAGAGTATACCTCCCCCTCCCGTTATTAAAATATTCACTAAGTCCATTTCGTTATTCATATTTGGTTAGACAGGAGAGAGATTTTTGTTCTCCCTCTCGCTGTGCTTGTTGTTTATATTAGATCATCGTATTGGTTATCTAGTGGTCTACTTAGTTGTCTAAATCTAGCACCAATATTACTATCTCTAAAACTTGCATCTCCTCGACCAATTGGCCAAGAAATTCTTAAGTCGGCATTACTATATTGATTAGAGTCAGACCTAGGTGTACCAATCATAGTGAACGATCCATTAGGGTTAACTACATAAATACCTCCAAGAACTATATTTTCTTCGAAGTACTGAACAGGGGTTGAATTTAATCTCCACTCATTTACGTTAACAGTCTTGTAGTAACCACCGCCACCACCGATTCTATGGGATGGGTCTTTATATCCACCTCGGCCTGAACCTATTTCATCATACTCAGGTCGGTGAGGGGTTAAGCCATCATCTTCACTATATCCTTCCCAAACTTTCTCCCAATCAACCCATACATGAGCTCGATGCAGAATATTCGTCAACTCTTCTAGGTAATCCGTACTAGATGTAATATCTTTAGTTAACTTCAGCTTACCGGTCTGAGGATCTCTTGTTAGGAACTTCTTGAATGCTTTAACGTGATCAAATTCCTCATCTTTCCAAGGCCATCTTCCACTAATATTTAAGTAAGTGTCGTATTGAGCCCAATGTTGAGACGGCAATTTTAGAGGATTCGGAGTTCTACTGTAGTCATTTTCGTAATCCTTTAATGCGTTTTGGTAAGTAGTATAATCACTTCCGCCATTTATTCCAGAGTAGCTTAAGTCACCAGCTATTCTAGGGATTTCATCAGCTTCAACTGCAAAGTCTAAGAACTGTTTAAATCCAGACACATTTCTAAGTATCCACAGTTTTCCTGAACTCACCACTTGATTAGTTAATGGATTACTTAGAACAATCTCTGCCTTACCATTCACTCTCTCATTAGTATCTGGATAACTCAAGTAAATAAGTCTATCATTAGGTCTAGATCCATTAATAACTCCCGCTATCTTACCTAAATAAGTTCCATCAGGCTGCTTAGTTAAAACTACATCCTTGAGGGTAGTTCTATTAGTTAAGTTAGCTAATTTAACTCCTACATCAGTTGTACCAGATATTGCATTAGTATTTGGAAGCGAAATTACATTCATCACGAACTTAATAGAGTCTGAATTAAACGGTGTGGATGGTTTAAATTTGAGAACTAAGTCCATTGAAGTAGTAAGAACTCTATTATCAAACAAGAACCAAGAACCTCTAGTACCTACTCCACTTCTGTTGGCTGGGACAGGTCTTACTTTTGTATCACCACCACCATAATGAATTTCTCTGTAAGTTAATCCGTAAGATCTTTCTGCAGGAATAAGGTCATATCTGAAGTCTCTCATATTAGTTAAGTCTAAGTATATTATATCCGTATACCTAACATTCTTAACTCCATTAACTTCAACAGTATACATACCCCTAATTGCTAAGTTATTTGGATTAGATCTTCTAGTGATTAAGTAGTTCATGGTCATATCCTTAAGCTTAATACCTCCATCACTGCCGTATCTAAGGCTCCAAGGTACTAAAGCAGGGTTTTTACCATTCCACTGATTATCGAGATTGTTTCGGTCATCCATGTGAATAATCTCAAACCCAACGTCTTTAATTAATCCATTAGGGTCAACTGAATCATCATAAGATAATCCAAATCTAACTAAATTATTTTCCCCAATAACTTTAAATAGCGCGTTTCTATCTCTCCATTCCTGTTCATTTACCTTACCATTCGGCATTATATATCCCATCATGTTGGTTTGAAGTTGCTCCCACTCTTCTGATGAACTTCCTGCACTTAAGTCATACGTCCACTCGGTCTTTTTAACGTCTTCATTGCTTGAGAATACTTTGAATCTCGCTTTAAATATCTTCGTAGCTCCAAAGAACAATAGACCTGCAGCATCCTCATTACCCATCAAGTTAACCAAGCTAATAACAAGTACCGCATTAGAATGTATCTTCAATTTAAACGACTTAATAGCAAGTAGAGGTACATTATTATAGTAAACATCTCCTCCTTGTGCATCTTTAGCTCTAGCTCTTACATCAAATCTAATCTCCTCAATATCTTTAGCATTATTAAGTTGAGCTGCTAATCCTACATAGTCAACTTTAACTTTATCTCCCTCAATCGTTATAAATGGTGCAAACTTTTGAGAGTCAGCTGGAAGGTTAACTATAGAATACTGAATCTTACTCTTATCAACTGCTCCCTGTACTTTTGGTTTTAACTCGTAAAGAACTGGAGCTGTAGGGTAAGCTTTGTACTCTTTATATGCTTTAGTGTAGTTTATATATTTATCTTCAACTGAGCTACTATCTTCCCAACTAATAGATTTAAACAAGTCCTTAAGGTTAATATTAGTTGTATAAGGGTCTGACCAAGAGTTACTATCAAAGCCTATCTGGTCTGTATATATCCCTACTAATCTAATTGCTTGGTCTCCTGATAACTTCTTAAGGTCTACCAGCGAACTAATCCTCATCTTAATTGGAGTACCTACAGGATAAGCTTTATTAACTTGTAGCATCTCCTTAAGCTCTTTCGGTACTGTAGTAAACTTAACATGACTCGGAGTAAACTTAAGATGTGCCCCTACGTAAAGAGTGTTAGGAGTTATTGTCATCTCGTAGTTATGGTTATTAGAGTCGTAGTTAAGGTCTATGGTATGCGCTACGTCTAAGATTTCAGGTTTTAAGATTCGTTTAAGGGTCACCTCTGTAGTTACAACGTTTGATGGTAATTCCTCTCCGTTATAGTCAGCAAAACCTTGAACCTTAACCTCCATTGTCTCATTATCCTTAGCCTCTATATCCTGTTCAATGTGGTAGATTTTAGGGTTTTGAGCATCTTGAGTGAATCTTGGTGCACCTACTGCTGTCGCTCCAGTTACCACTAGTTTTTGCTTAAGTGTACCTGAATTGAATCTAATAGTCCCTGTTAAAGTTACGTTCTTATTAGGGTCAGTTGTTCTTCTTCCAATTACGAGTTTATCCATCTTAAGTAATGGTGGTATTCCTGCTAAAGCTACTGCATTCTTATCGATAACTATAGTGATACGCCCTCTCTTCTCTGAGTTTGCATTATATAGTTTAGAGTTAGGCTCATCTGTTGTATCTTTAAATATCGCAGGGAGCTTAGACTTATCGATTGTAGCTATTATATTTGTTGCATCTACTGTTACATTTATAGCGGTCTCAGGGATTTCTTTCCACTTACTATCATCCTCAGAGACAAACGCATTAGTGATAGAAGATATACCATGCCATTTTGAACCTAAGTTATGCGGAATCGTTACTGTAGTGTCTGAGAAGTTATTGATAGTGTAGATTCTAGTTATACTTCTATTATCCAAAACCTCCATCAATACCTCGTAGAACTCCCTTAAAGATTTTGGTGTAACTACTGTCCCGTTTGTTCTTCTAAAAATTGGTATATCATTCTGGTTAACTGTACTCCAATCTGAGAAGTCCCCTATATCCAGTTTCTTTAAATTCAGTACTCGCCCTTGTGTTGCAGCTAAGGCATCTCTAGAGTTTGTACTATTAAGGTGATCTACTACATTCCCAAACGACTTAATAGAGGTAGTGAACGTAGCCATCATTTTCTCCATAATCCCTCTATAATCGTAAGGGTTACCACCTAAAACTTTCATATGGACTAGCTTGTTGGAATCCTCAAAGTAAGTCCCATTTCGATAAGCAGGTAAATTTTGAGCTACAGTGTCTAAGTAAGTATCTAGTGTAACTATAGTTGTAAGCTGCTCATCATCATAAGTTATAGCAGCTCTATCCTCAGGTAGTAAGAATTTAGAGACGTCAACTGTTGGAGTATAGTACCCTTCCATTACAGCATCAGGAATATTAGCGTAAATACAAATCTTAGCTACACTCCTTTCTGTAAATAGTTTACCTCCTGTTAATTCTTTGGATAGGAAAGCTGGTACATAATTACTAACTCCACTAGCTTTATATTTTATCAGAAACCCAACGAAGGACTTATTATAGAATCGATTAATGAACTCTAATTTGTAGTAGTCTCTGTCAATTCTATAAGCTGTAACTATATCTCCCGTCTCTCTAATTATATCGTTAAAAGACCCAGAAACTAACCTAAACTCATTCTCTACTTGTGCTGGTGTAGTTGATGAAGTTAAAGGTGTTCTGTTGGATGTTATATAGTCTACTTCAAGCCCTGTTAGTTTTATTTGGTTACCACTCTCCCTGTCTCGTTTAAATTGTAAGAAGGAAGAGGATGGTATTAATTTAATTTTATACTCGGTCATAACAGTTCTAATTTTATTTTACCATTAAGTTCGTCTCCTGTTTGTAAATAAAGTCTATGCCCTACTACTACAGGATTCTTTATGCTTTGATTTTCTTTTAATCTACTATGGGTGAATGGATCAGTATGTCCTAATTTTTCTACCAGCTGTTTCTTTTCTAGTATATACATCTGGTCAAAGTTAGGGTTGTCTATATCAAAATAATCCACCATATCCTCATTCACTCTTAATATTATACTCTGGTCTAGGAACTTAAGCGTATCGTAATCATTCTTTGAAAATACCCTATAATTATTAAACCCATTAATTACTAGTCTTAAGGTTTCTCTCCTATCTCCAAATATAAAAAATCCATTACAAATATCTACAAGTCTATAATCTTTTCCTAATTTGTGAGCGATTATCCTTGTATCTAGTTGTTCGTATATAGGAGTTAGTGAGCAGTTATATAATTGGTTTCCTTTGAATGATAAGATTTCTGACTGGTGGAGAACGTGCTTAACTTGAGGGTCATCCATTACTCCAATAAGCTTATGATCCAGTGTATATAGTTCCCGTCCTTTTGGGTAGAATCTAGAAGTTATAAGTTTTCTATCTCCGGCTCCTAAAGTTACCTCTACAGACCCTCTACCTGAAGTTGTATCAATAGTTTCAAGGTCATCATACACACCAACAGTTATCCCAATATTCCCATTACTTAATTCACTTACTGCATATACCTTCTGGTTGACAAAATCATACATCACCTCAGAGTTTTTATCTTTAAGTATGTATCTAGGGTATGGGTTATAACTAGCAATCATATCTTTATTTCTTAAGTGCAGCCCGTCAAAGTGTGTAGGCTTGTTCTTCTGATAGTAAAGGTCTAGGTCGTTATTGGTTACATCACTTCCATAATAATACCTTTCAAATCTCTCTTTAGTTTCTCGTATTGTTAGTGATTTATATGGAGACTCTCTTTTATCATCAATTAAACTCTTATCAAACTCTAAACCTGAAAACAAAGGGAATAAATCCAGCTTAACTTCTCTCTTATCCGAAATCTTAGTTATTAGGACGTACTTCTCAACTTTGTATATCTTCAGTGGTGGGTTAATGTAAATCCTAGAGAGAAATGAAGAAGTTTGGTCAGCGTAGTATTCTATAGCCGTTAAGTTTCTAATTCTCTCAGGATAAGGGATTTCTATGGTTGAGGTTATGATTAGAGTTTTATTCTCCCACCTCGTTTCTATATGCTCTTCAGTCCAAATATCCCCCTCCTCAAAAACCAACCTAGCAAATCTAAGGCTCCTGTTTAAGTCTTCTAAGGTCGTTGATGAACCTACTATCAGATTGTATATCATGTTCTTCTTAGTTCAAAATGTAAGCGTCTGTAATAAATATCTTCTTCTTAGGGTCTCTTGATTTAATATGCAACACTCCCTCAACAATAACAGCATCTACCCCAAAATCCTCAGGTAAGTCTATTATAATATTCTCTGTTTCCTCTGGGTGGTAGTAAATGTATATCGGTCTTGTTTCAGTAAGTTTAAATAAGTATAACCCCTCTCCTAGTCTAAATGTAGTAAAGTTGAAGTAAGTATTTTTTATATTATTTAGCACTATTCTTGTTACATGCCCTAGTCTATTCAAGTAGTATTCAGCAGTTCTTAGAGTTTCTCCCACCCCGTAAAAAGTATTCTCCCACAAAGGTTTTAAAGTATCGTAATCTGAGTTCTCTATCTTCTGAATCTTTGTATCGTCTATAGGCTTAATTTTTGTCTTCTCTAGCTCTGGAAAATTAACTTTAGTAACATAAGTGCCATAAACGTAAGGTCTTCTTGTAGGGTATATTAATTGTTCAAAATCTCGGTTAGCCATATACTAAAATCTTCTTAATGTTCTCAGGTAGGGTTGTTATATCTTTTCTCGTTCCTGTTATAGACTTTTGAGTTGTCCCTTCCATGTAGATTAGGGTTATAAAATCATTAGGCTCTACATTCTCTATTCTGTCATACACTTTAAACCCTTTCTCTTTGGACATTATCGAGTTGGTGGTAGTATTCATAAAGTGTGCCATCTCGACTATAGAGTTTATCATGTAGTTTATTCTATTCGCCACCGGTAACACATTTGCTGCATTTAAGTGTACAACCTTCCATGGAGTCCAACCTGATACTACTCTATTAATAACTGGTGAATTGGATGTTCTTATTGCAAGGTATTCATCTGTTATAAGCTCCTGTACAATATAATCATCACTCCCTTCAATAACTCTTAAGTAACAAGTCTCACCTACCGGATTCTCTACTATATTCAGCGGCATCTTTGGGTTTCTATATATCCCTGGGCTTGTTATTACCTCTAAATCAACTGAAGAAATATCTAAGCTGTCTCCTAGTTTTGTGTAGTGGTTAATTACCTGCCTTAGTATTCCTGCATTAAGTGGTCGCATGTCAGAGTAAGAGGAGGTCAAATATTCATCAAAAGTGTTTATCATTCCATCTGCTTCTCCTGTTAAATCATGCAAAGGTCTAAAATGCAGGAGGTTGTTTGGCAGGATAGTACCTAAGTCTTCTCTTGCCATATCTGAGTGACACCTGTAGGCTAATTCATCATAGATCACAATATCCCCAATTTCATAGATGTGTTCAGGGTTGTAATCAAATAGTCCATAGTATCTTTTCTCACTTGTCTTTAATCTCATAGCTTCCTATTTGTAGTGGGTGGTAAATGTTATTGTCAATTAGAGAGGTGATTTTAAGTTTTCCATATGTGAGAGTTATACCTTTAGGATACGATACCCCCCATCTCCACTTATCATCAATCTTCTCTGTATTTTCTCTAGCTTCTACCGTTAATTTAAGTTCATTTCGTTTATCATAAAATCCCTGCTTGCTTGCCTTTATGTGATTAGCCTCTACTATCTTCTCTCTAAGGTAAGCTGATGACACCACTTCTTTCTTTAAAATTTCATCTCTACCTACTTTTACTACCGATGCAGATTTTAGAGCTTTATGGTAGTCTATTATATTATCATCATTCTGGAAGTTAGCGGATTGGATTCTTACTACTTTATAACTCTTCAGCTCCTCTCTCGCTCCCTTTGAATAATCCTCTATAACATACCTAAATAGTGGCTCATCCTTAGTTACCTCCTCTTCTTTGGTTGATTCTATTTCGTAAAGGGTAACTGTATGCTCATCGTTCTTTAAGTAGAGGTTTAGGATATAGTAGAACTTGTTAGGATCTGTAGAATGTGGAACTTGTATAAACTCAAAGCTCTCCTCCATAGAATCAGCTATATCTTGAGGGTTATCTAAAATTACTCCTTCTATATAACTCCCTTTTGTTTGGTCTAATGCTACTCTATCTAGTACACTTCTCCCTTCTAATCCGTATCTCGTTAAGTAAGTGTGGTAATCGATGAAGTAAGAAGTATCAACCCTCCTAAGTATTCTCGAAGTACCATCTGAAGCTGCAATGTGAATATAGTTAGCTCCGTGTAAGGGTTTGTCTGATTTTACGCTATAGTCTACTCCGTCTGCCATTGTATATTTGCTTCTATTCGTGTAAATTTATCTAGTAAAACTCTCGCTGTAGTATTATTCTCAACCTCCAGTATATGTCTAAGCTCTTTAATAAGCATGTCTAAACTCGTAAAGTAAAGCTCAAAGTTAAGAAGGTCAGAGATAAGAGTAAGCAAGAGATCTAGGTTTGTTCCTTTGTATGTTACCTTGAAGTGAGCTTTTAGTTTCAACTGTTCTGGACTATATTCAAATCCATCAGGCTCAGTAAACTCAATGTGTAAATACTTCTCTATAATCTCTTTAACTCTATATGTCCCTTTTGAAGCTAAGAAGTCTGCCAGTATATAGTTAGTTGTTGGTTTGTCGTATTCTCCTAAAAGATCTAAACACTCCATTAACTTTTGTACAGCAGGAACCTCAAAGCTCTTATCTATCGGTAGTTTACTTAGGGATAATAATAGTGACTCCCCTTCTTTAGTAAACCCACCATATAACTTCAAAAAATCTTGGTAGAGCTTATAGTTCAGCAGTTCATTATCTAGTGGTAAAAGCATCTTGTTCTACGTTAATATTATGGTTAAATCTTACAAACTTAGGTACAGCATTAGAAGTAAGGTCATTCAACTGTTCCATCTGTGCTCTAATTGCAGGGTCTATTGTTAAGGTTACATATTTTACACCCTCAAGTTTAGAAAGAGCAGAGTGTATATCATCTTGTCTTACTCCCTTTACAATCTTTCTCTCATAGGTCTTAAGTACTTCTCTAATCGATTCTTTTGTAATATGCTCAACTGAAAGGTAAGTCTTAACATCAATAAGTATAGGTACAACAAGTTCAATAGCAGGTGAAGCTGAAGGTATCTCTCCTAAGTAATAACTCCTATCTATCTCAGTTTTAAAGTTATCCATCTCTACTCCAGAAACCTCTCCCACACCTTCTGATAATACGTAATAAATGTGTAGTCTGTTATTTGCTGCATTCCAAGTGTGTGAGGCGTCTGCTACTGAGGTTACTAAGGTTGCTCTAAATAAATCTACTATATCGGTATTACTCTTCATCACCCCATTTGAAAAGATCTGAGCCTTAGCATTGTATTCTATATCTCTGGCAACTTCTTTAGGTATAATAGGCTCAACTAATCTACAAGACTCAAACCTCATACCGTTAATCTGAATTGAAGCTGATGAGTTAAGGATGGTTGATTCAAGGAGTTTAAAATCGTCAAAGAAAGGATAAGACTCTACCTCATATTTCTCTGCTGACTTAAACTGGTCTCTCTTATAAATCCTAACCCCATAATCCTGAGTAGTAAGTGTAAAGAGTATATTGGAGTCCTTTCTGTCTATGTGGTTTTTAAAGACTCTTGTTGTGTCATAGTAAGTACTCGCTAAAGCATCTACCCTTCTAACTCTAATGTCTTCCGATAAACCTGTCTGTCCTAATTCAATATAAAAACCAGTCTCTCCTGAAAACTCCTCTACTTTCTTTCTCCCTCCAGCTACCATTACCTTAAGAGTCGTCAAATTATTTAAGTCTTCTATAACCTCCTTGTCTTCAGCTGAATATAAGTAGTAATCGCCACTCTCATATACAACATCCCCTATCTCGTAATTTTTAGCTTTAGTGGCATAGAATTTAACCTCAACAACTGGATTCTTCCCTCTATAAACTGAGTACATTCTATCCATTGCGTGTTGTATCTTAGAGGAGAGGAAGTTAGAGTTTGTAAGTGACTGTTCTTTTGTGTATTTAAGTAAGTTTAGTTCGCTTGTGTAAAGGGCATAAGCTATCATATTAGTAAGGATCGTAACGTGGTCTCCCTGTATTTGTAAATCTGATGCTAACTTCCCGATACTTGCTTTATAATCATCGATCGATCTCATGTGTCTCTATATTATCTCCATTTGTTAAGGTTACTATAATTGTGCTCTCAGTCATATCTATTCCATCTACACTTAGGTTACATCCATTACGCTCATTGAAAATATCGATAAACCTAATAATCCTCTGACCAATAAACTCCCTAGATGAAGAAAGGTCTAACCCGTCTACTATCTTGTTAAATCCAAAGTCATTATCTAGAGGGACTGACCAGCTGTTAATTTTAAGCTCTACCTCCATTGCATCTCTAATATAACTGAGCTTACTTGGTGCAAATGAGCCGTCTGATTGTAAGTATTTCATAAGTTGTTCTAAGTGTTAAGTGCTTGTGACATCTGAGCTCCACCAAAGGCTGTACCAGGAATCGCAGACATAGCTGTTACTTTTACTCTGGTTTGAATTGCTTGGTAGGCTGTCTCCATTTTCTCTTTTACTGCATTTGTTAGGGACGTGATTTTATTAACTAACCATTCTTTTAACTGATCCATTTTCTTAGCAAACCAGTCGTTAAATTGATTGAAGAGCTTATCTGTAATTCCAGGAACATACTCCATCTCAATCTCTAAATCCTCATCTATACTCTTATCAATCTCCATAGTTAGTTTTACCATATCATTTAAGAGTATTAGTGGGTTCTTTAGTCTAGCATTAACCCCATCTCTTATCTTGTTTACATTCCCTTCAAAGTTCTTAGCTATTTCAAGTCCTCTAGCAGCTGTATTTAAGTATCCTTTTACGTTCCCTAAGTGTTCTTTATATGGTGAATCTGCTTTTAATAGAGTACCTACTGAAGCGGACAAATCTGTAGCTGTTCTAACATAAGCCGCAACCTCTCCTAGTTTAGTTCTCTTCTCTATGTTAGGTCCCATTTCATTAATAGCCTCTCCAATAGCTTCTGCCTGATCTCTAAGTCCTGCATCTTCTGGCTTGTCTGCTGAGGTGTAAGTCTGAATGTACATGTTAATCTTAGTCCTCAGCTGTCTCATCTCTTGGTATTGAACGTCATCTGGAGTGTTATCTGCTTCTAAATCTCCTAGTTTCTTTGTAGCTTCTAACCAATCGTACTTATCCCAGAGTGGTTTATAGATTTCTCCACCAGCAGTAAGTTTAGCATAAGTAGTTGGATTGAAAGTATTAAAACCTGCTGTATCCATTATCTCCTTAAGCTTACCTAGAACCTCTCTCCCTAAAGTAAAGTCTCTTGTAGCCATTCTTACCCTATCCTCTACAAACTCCAATCTTCTAACTTGAGCTACTAGATTCCTTTTCATATCACTATACTTAATTATATCGTTGTTATCTAAGTAAGGTTTATTATGATCAGGGTGTCCCATAGGTGGATTTCGAGTAGATGTATAATTCTCAGCTATAAAACTATTCTCAGCAGCCTCTAGAAGTTTATTATAAGGATCTTTCATAGGTATCCCGTTGTGCATTTGCTTAGAGAAAGTAGCTGTCATTACGTTTTGCATATCTGTAGTGTAGCTTCCTATTTCATCTTCTAAAGCCGCACTAAGGTCTCTCTTCTCTGCATCAACTGAAGGTACTAGTGAAAAGATGTCTCCAAGTTGTACTCCATCTCTAGCTGCATTCTTTACTTGTTTGTAGTAGTTAAGCACAATAGCAGCATCTCTCATGTAAGCCACCGTCTGTTTCATCTCTGTCTGGTACTTCCTCTTAGCCTCTTGTATTTGATTCTTATAGTCCTTGATCATTTTCATTACAGAAGACCTTTGACGAGAGAAAAACCCTTGTGAAGCCGGAGAAACCGAACCTATACTTTGAGCAGACTTTTGCATAACATCAGTAACGATTTGAGTAGCCATCCTTGTAACATCCTCAGTCGTTGGTATTGCTATAAAGTCCTTAACATCTGGCTTAGAGAATTGCTTTATAACAACATCAGGTATTTCGTATTCTAAAAAAGGTGTTCGCATAATTATCGTTCTCTCATTAATCGTTCTAATTTACTTGCTGCATTATTTAAAAGTACCCTAGTTCTAATATCAAGCACCTCTCCTCCTACTGTCTTAAGGGATACTACTGCTTGGATTAGAGACTTTATAACATCATACAGACTATCTTTCTCGTTGCTTATTGATACTTTTCCATCTGGGTGAATCTCTACCTTTGTCCCGTTAGATCTAAAGCCGTTAAAAGGATTCTCACCATTAAACTTCTTCAGTGGTAGGTAGAGGAATACATTATCTAGATTAGGGTTCATATTAAAAAGCACAACCTCATCATCTATAACTGGTGCATCGGTATGGTATAGAGGAAAGGCTAGTAGGTTCTCGTTAATTTCAGGTATATCTACTTTAACTACCCACTCATCTTTCTTATACTCCTTATTGTTAACCAGTTCTCTTACTCGTCCTAAATATATTAAGTTTCCCATTGTTAATCGTATTTGCTAAGCACCATTGTAGTAAAAGCTCCCTTAGAATCAAATGTAAAACCCCTAGAAGTAACAAAAAATTCAGTGGCATTAGTAGGGTTTGATTCTGGATCTGCTAGGTTTATTTTATCTCCAAGTTTATAAGGAGGGATATTCTCGTATGTTCTTTTTAGTGATAATTTCGGTTCCATTCTACTTTTATAATTAGCGGATATGTTTTCTTCAAATGGCGAACCGTCCTTAGCTGTGTAACTTATAGATTTATCATACGCAACAATCCTAAAATACCTAAATGCTTTCTTGGATGTTCTAGGTGGGTCAAACTGTTCATACTTTATCTTATTCTCATTCAAATCATTAACCCCTAAATCAATCGTAAAAGGCTTATAGTGAGGGTAGCTAGCGGGCTGAGCAGAAAAGGTAGTTATAACCATCCCATCCATAGAGAAACCATATAACACATCTTTTCCATACCCTAACATAAGTCTCTTTAAGCAATTGTAATCTGTCTCCCTAGTCTGTCTAAGCTCCATCTGGTTAATTGAAGACTCTACTTTCTTAGTTACCTTACCGGGATATAACCTCTTAATTGCAGTATTCATATCATTCGCTAACAACCTAGACTGTATCTCATTTGTAAAGTAAGGGTCAGTAATAAGAAAAGTAAACAAAGCCATAGTGGAGTTCTGTTGTACGTTTGTTATAAAGACCTTGAAGTTACCCCTATAAGATGGAGTTTGAATTGTCATCTCTAAAGTTTTCCCTAAGTATTTTGAAGATTGAGATTTAGAAGAGGTAAGCATAGTAATCATTCCTTGTGGTAATTCTCCTCCCATAACTTCAGAAATCTCCATAAGTCGGAACTCCATTGTAGGGTCTTCTGAAAATTCATCTAGTCTAATTTGATAGCGTGTGTGTGATACCATTAGATATTATTTAAGTTGAGTGTAAGTCTGTCGTAGGAGTCCCGGTTGAATATATTAACAAAGCTCCCTAAGTGTAAGTCTCTAACTGATTTGTTGTTGTATAATAGTAAAGCTTCTCCGTAATCCTGACTACCATAAATCTCATCGGAAATAAGGTCTAATCTATAAGGGTATTTTGTTATTTGATAAGTCCCCATAGAAGGCAGGAAAGGAATGAATTTTAAAAGCTTAGAGTTAAAGACATCATAATCATTCTCTATATAATCCCCGACTCTTTTTGTTAGTAATCCCGAGGAGTTGACGTCTGGTACATACATAAGTTATCCGTTTTTAAGTTTATCGTTATAGAGTTCAATATAAATGTCTCTGTAGTGTTTTAAAGCTGTAATTTCAAGCTGTAACTCAACTAGCCTGGTGTCATTATTTGTAGCATCTGCAAGTTGAGCCTCTAAGTACTTCATTCTAATTTCTTCATCATAGGGAGTACTAACATCTACAGCGGTGAACTCTACCTTATCTTTATTTTCTTCTGCCATATGTTTAGTTTTGTTTTTGACCTAAGAAGTTATATAAAGGAGCCTCTAGTGCAGTTCTCTTTAATTCAAACTTATCCATAAACCCTTTCATTTGATTTTGATTTAGACTCTTGAAACCTGGATTAGATCGTTGCGCACTGTTAATAGCCTCCATAGCATTCTTAGCTACATCTGAACTTCTGTCTAGTGCTGCTCTAAATGTTGCTGAGTTTTGACTTGAATCTATATTATAACCTTTTGAATCGTTCTTTAGTTTAGTCTCAGCTTTAGATATTTCCTTATTAACTCTCTCCTGCTCCTCATTAACTATCACGACTCTGTAATTCTGGTTATCTGGGTTTTTCTTCTTTGACCAATCTGTGAACACTCCCTTTCTTTTACCCTCTGGATCGAAACCTAGATTAGCAAACCTCTGATTCTCATCTTTCTCATTATGTCCATCTCTTCTTACATTTGGTTCAGCTTCCCATAATCTCACTGCTTTAAAGTTTGACAGGTATTGCTTAGTTCCGCCTTTATTAGATGCATCAGCGTTAGCCAGAGACTCATCCCATAGTCCATAGATTCTACCACTACCTCCTAATGATCTTGCTATATCTCTTGAAGTAAATAAGGCAGCTGGAACAAAGGATATATCAGCTCTAACCCAAAGAGGATAACCTTCTACTGTAACAAATTGAGAAACATCTATATCTACGTTCGAAACCAGCAAGTTATGTACAACCATGTGATTAGAGATGAAGAGAGATATAGTTCCTGGATGTGATTTATTGTTTCTAGTAGCCTCAGGGTCATATAAGTAACCGCCTGGAGGACCCATAAATTCCCAGTTCCCTTGTGTTAGTAAGTTCTTAGTTGTTCCTATTAAATCTAAAACTTTACCTGCTATTGAATTTGCTACTCCATCAGTTGTAACGTTATCCCCAGTCTTTTCTCCTTTAATACTTACATTCAGCTTTGCCTCTACAACCTTTAAATCTCCCGGACTTACCTTTAAACCTTTTTGTTTCTTTAGATTTTCGTTTAATTTTTTGTTATAGTCTTCGATAGATCTTTTAGCGTTGGCAATAGCTTGAGTATTATCTTGATCTGGGTCACCTCCTTGTACTGCCTGTGTTCTTTGGAATTGTATATTTGTAGGATCTTCTAAGTACTTTAGGTTATTCTTAGCTTGCTCTAGACTATTCCTCAATTGCCTCTCTTCCATCTTAACATCCCAATAGTTTTTAGCTCCTTGTGGCCAACTTGCGTCAGCTTTTAGACTTCCATCAGCAGCTAATTGTTTAACCGCAGTATTCTCTACCTCTTTCGTTAAACTCGCTACTGGTACCCCTAAGAAGTCGCCGAGAACATTATGAATAGCTGCTCTAGGATCTTTACCATACTTATCTGCTATTAAAAGAACTGAGAGTGTATTAGGGAAGTTTACTGAGGTGCCTTGATAAGTCTTAGCTGCTTCTGCATAATTGACTAACTTGTAACTAAGGGCTTTTAATTCCTCTCGCATTGAGTTGTCTATATTTTCAGCAGTCTTATCCATACCTACCATCTCGAAGAAACTCTTAGCTAATCCTCCAAGACCTCTAACAGCTGATTCAACCCAACCATTATCATTACCTATAGCTCCAGTATCGATTCCGGTTTGAGAAGCTACAGTATCCTTAACACTATCTTTAGCCTCCCCCCATTCGTTAGTAGCTGAGAAAGTAATATCCCTAGTTAAGAATCCTCTAAGAAGCTCTATTCCTCCACTACCTTTTCCTGTATGAGTTAATAGTGGGTTAGGCTTATTTCCCATTACATCTTGGTGCTTGGCTATCCTTACTGTAACGTGGTCTTGATTCATAAGAGAGTCCCAGAACCAAGTAACTTTACCTTTAACTAGAGTTCTTTCACCAACTCGGCTATTTACTCGCTTTCCTGGATTATATACATTTCCCATATCTATCTATAACTTGTTTGTGTTTTGAATGAATTAGTTTGAGTCACGGTGTTAATAGGTATATACTGATTTGGCATAGGCGGTAGTGGATTATAAGACTGTGGTGCATAAGATCTAGATATAGCTACAGGTTTCTTAGGTCCAAATCTAGGGTCAAGGTTTATGTAGTTTAATCGGTTATTTGCAGCTGAACTATCTTTACCTACGTGATATGCTCCTGATGCACTTTTTACTGTAGCAGCATTAACGGCAGGGATAGTCTCATCAATAAAGTTTAATCCGTATTTTCTAAGTAGTGATTGTCCTTGAGATGAGTATAAAAACTCCTTAACTCCCGATGTAGAATTTGAATTAACTCCGTAGTCTATCGCTTCACCTGATCCGTGTCTAGATAGTTTTCCTCCTTTAGTAATTGAACCGGGCCTATAAGCGGAAGTAATCTTAGCCTCAGGTACATAGGATAATAACTCTTGGTGGAAATTAAGTAAGTCAGGTTTTAATCCATCTATTCTTGCTCCGCCTATTATACTACCCTTAAATTGAGGTGAATTCGTATCTACAGCAGCACCTTGAGAAAATTGAACATTGTCTATACCCATCTGAGCTTGCATAGGGTTTAGTGTAGGTTGTACCCCAAAGTCCATCTTAGAGAGTATTTCGTGTCTAGTTGTTTGTCTCATAGCCGCCCTTAGAATTGGATCTTTCAAATCTCTCTCCTTCCATTCATCTAACTTCTTAACTGTCACCTTCATGTTCTTGTCCATTAGGTTGTAGTTAGTGTTGAAGGTACTATAAAACATGCTAGGATACTTCTTTAATATCTTCATAGCATCTTCCTTAGGTAAATCTTGTACTACACCTGGAAGATTCTTTAAAGTTTCTACGTCTGAATATCTAGCTTCATCTGCTCCTATACTTGAGATACTCTTCTTCCAATCTGCATTTCTAACTTTCATGAGGTTTCTATAGATTGTCTCGTAATTCTCATCTGTCTCCTCTGCTAGTTTCTGCTCCTGAACCGTTCTATACTGCTTTTTACTCTTATCGTTTAATCCTTTCTCTCTTTCTAATTCTTTATATCTTTTATCTAACGCTTCTGCTTCTGGGTCTACTTGTTTCTCAGGCTTTACTTGTTTCACTAAACCTAACTCGCCTGGTACTATTGGATCTGGAACTTTAGGCACTTCTAACTTCTCCAAATCGCTCATCGCTTCTCCTACTAGCGCTTTCTTTTCTCTAACTTCATGAACTGTCTTAGCCGTACCGATGAATCCTGAAAGCTCCTCATACGCTCCTTTAAGTAGACCAAAACCTTCAGTAACTCCAGTCTTAGTCATATCCCAAAGTTTCTCTGCTCCAAACATAAGAATCTCAGTCCCTACAATTGGAATAGCGTATAAGTACTTGACAATTTTTAGTAGGAAGGGGTCTGAGGATTTAACTGAAGTAGCTTTGTCATATATCTTATATAACGACTTCAACTTCTTCCACGCCCCTTTATTTGTTGTATCCCATTCTATGTACATTGCAGCTATCTTCGCTCTAGTAACTCTCATTTGTCCCCAGAAAGTTTTATGAGCGTCAATAGGTGCACTAAAAGAGTCCTCAGGGTTAGTTGCTTTATACTCTGCATCAGCTAACTCTTGGTCTCCCTCAGCTTGAACCCTCCCCCAATCAACTGACTCTACTGGTTCACTTGAAAGGGCTGCCTGTTGCATTCTCTTAATTGAAGCATCAGACTCGGCTAGTTTATTTAAAATACTCGACATGGAAATGAGGATAATTATAAAAAGTTTTTGCATTTGATTAGTTTTTAGGCAGTAGCAGTCCTATTAGCTCTCTGACCTTTTTGTACTCCCTGACTATTTTTATCTTTTGGTTTTATGACATTATTGATTTCTGTTCTCTTCTCAACGTGGGTGGTGTTATTAGATACAATAGTGTTCCCTCCAGTTAAGCTTGGTGATACTCCTTTATTTTTAGATCCACCAGAAGCTGCCCTTTGAGCCGCCATAGTTCCAACATTAGCTATATCTTGAACTGCCTTAGCTATGAATCCTTTATGCGCACTCTTATCCATTTGAGGTTGTGACTGCCCCGCTGAATTAAGAGCTGTCTGAATAAAGTTAGTAGGACTAGGTATGCCAGCTATTCCAGCAAATCCACCACCTCCACCCAAAGGCTCAACTACTCCAAAATCTCTACCTTTCTTATCTAATATTCTATCTAGGTTTTGGTAAGTTTCAGCTACAGACAAAATTCTACCTTTCCCTCCTTCTCTTGCTAGTGCTTGGTTTAAGGTGAATTCATTTCCAACAAGAGCACCATTAGTTACAATCTCTCCCGGTGAAGTCTTAAGTTTAGAGAAGAATCTATTAGCTCCAGCTTCCCCTAACCAGTGGTCTAAGTAAGCCATTGCAGGTGAAGGTGGTAATCCCTCTCTAGCACTTCTTCTCTCTAGGTTATCCTTTACGAACTGAGCACCTATCAAAGCATTAGCCCTAGCATCTGACTGGTGAGCATTAGGTGGTATTCCGAATTTAGGTCCGTATTTCTTAAGTTGAGCTCTCCATGTAGCATCAATGAACTGGAATAAACCTGCAGCTGTAGCCTTAGCGTGTTTTACTGATGGTTTAAATCCTGATTCTGAAGCTGCCAATCTCATCATTAATCCCGGGTCAACTCCTACTGCTTGAGATGCTGCTAAGATTGTATTTCTATTTGCTTGGTATCCATCTCCGTTTGAAATTGGTATAGATGAATAACTCCCACCAGATCCCGGAAACAACAAATTCCCTGACACATTACTAAACCCTCCAAAAGAACCATCATAGTATCCTCCCTGTGGTTGAGCATTAGGGTTATATCCAGAAGAGTAAGTAGAACTAAATCCTTGAGCTTGAGCCTTCTTATGATTCATTATCTGTTGAGACTCTGTAATTTCTCCTGGTGCAAATAATCTAACTCCAAAATCAGCAACCTTAGTAAAGAACCCTCTCGTATCTCCACCTCCTTCATGTGCCTTTATCTGGTCATCTATATCATCAAGGGCTGTCATATCTATTGGTTTAGTAAGTTCTTTAATCTCATCCACCCCAATATACATAATAAACATATACCCTTCTTTCTTATCGACTTCTTTTATAACATCTGGAAGCTCTCTAATCAAAGTAAGTTCGTCAGGTCCCCACTCTTTTTCTTTAACTAATTCAGGTGTAAGGTTCTTGTTAACTAGGGATGCCCATAACCTCTTGTCCATTTTATTACCTTTGAACCTAGCTATAATCATCTCAATATCAATAATCCCTGAACCTATAGACCATAAATCATAAGCAAGCATACCTACGTTAATCGCTAGACCTACTGGACCTGTTGCCATTACTGCTAACTTTTGTCCAGCCTTTACTGCAATCTTCTTAGCGATTCTACCTAGTACTCCAAGACCTAACTTTTGACCAATCTTTCCTATAATCTTAGTACCTGCTGATCTTAGTCCTGCTTGAGCCACTTTCTTACCTGCAATCTCAACGGCTTCTTCTGCGACTTCTTTAGTAACTCTCCCTGCTACTTTTCTACCTACAGCTGTCTTAACTCCACTTTGAATAGCTTTCTCTGCCGCCTCCCTTGCTCCAGTTCTTCCTACTCCTTTAGCGGCTTGTTTTACGGATTGTTCCACAGCCTCAGCGGTTCCTTTAGCTGCAGCAGAAGTCATACCCTTAGCTGTACCTTTAGCAACTGCCTTAGCTCCTTCTTCCCCTAATTCTTCAGCAGCCTCTTTAGTTCCTTTACCTATGAGTTTATTGAGACCAGTAGCATTCTTAAGTTTTGTCCATTGATTCTTAGCCCATCCAGTTACACCAGCTTTCTCCAAGAGTTTTCCCCCTAGAGTCATAGCTCCTTCCATCATTAAACCGGACACTATAGAACCCATAATACCCGATAAGAAGCCACCTCCGCCTCCACCTCCTCCAGAACCCCCTCGACCTCCAGCTCCACCGGCATACCCTTGATTTTGAAGAGCAGCCTGCATGTTTACTATGGTCTCAGCTTGTTTGATTCTTAGGAGTTCGAGTTCTTTGTTCATTACTTTAAACCCTCGGACTGTAGCTTCATCATTATACCCAAGCTTAACTCCAGGTATCATATCAGCAGCTGCACTCTTAAGTTTATCCCCTCTATTAAGTAAGTATTTGGATCTGTATTCTTGGTCTAACTTATCAACTTTAGATTCCAGCTTACTTATCCTAGCTCCATTTACATCAGGGTCGCTATATGCTTTCTGTTGGTTCTTAGCCGCATTTAACTCCCCTACCGCATTACTTAGGTTAGTTACATCATTTAGTTGATCTTCATAACCTGTTTTACTTTGAGAGCTTGGAGGGTTTACATGGTTTATATCTATTTCAGCTACATTACTATCACTATTAGAACTATCACTATCATTAGGAAAAGGCTCATTAGTGTGTTTGTTAGCCATTATCTTAGTCTCAACGAGGTTTAGCTTTCTAAGTTCTCTATCCCTCTCTGACTTAGTATTTAGGTATTGAGCATTTACTTCTCTTAACCTTTTTCGCATAACTGAAGGGTCTTGGGCTGGTCCTGCTTGTATCGTAGCTTGCATCTCTGCTCCGCCTCCTCCACCTGAATCACCTCCACCACCAAAGAGAGAACCTAAAGCCCTTTCTATGAGCGTATCTTTAATGACATTAGGGAGAGCGCTCTTGATCCAGTTTCCAAATCCCTTAAGAGCTCCTTTTCCAAATAATCCTTTAAGCATAGTCTATTTTACATATTAATCTTGAATTGAGGGTAACTTAAATCCACCCCATCCGATTCTTTTAATCTCTTCTTATAGTCCTCATAAAATTTAACACAAGTAGAATAAAGGTAATCCTCTATGTTATCGTACCTGGCTATCTTATTCAAAAAGTACTTGAGATTCATTAGGTCGGAAGTGCCTGAGAAAGTCGGTAAAGAAGTTTTCAGTTATGGTTAGTACATCTATATTCGTTAGCTGTACTTGACCACAATTTACACACTTACACTCTACCGGTTCTATTCTACCAAAACACTTATCATCCAAATATATTAAGTTAGCAGCACTCTCTCTACTTGCGTTATCCACCATATTTTGAACACCAGTAGGATTTGCAAACCATTCATCAAAGAGGCTGTATAATTTAATTTGTGCGAGTTTTATCTCTGGGTTGAATTTATATATCGTATCTAACACTGACAAAAATTCACCTATCGAAGGAACTCTGATTTTTCTCATCTCTCCCCCTATATTAATTTTACTTGGGATTCTATTCTCCTCACTATCAAAATCCTTAAAGTGAATCTGAGATAAGTTAAATGAGAATTGAGTTATTTGATCACAGCTATAACACTTAGTACTTGAATTAAACTTTATGTCATCTGAGATCGTTATTGATTTTAGCATGAAGATTAAGTAGTCCATATCTAGCAAACTCACTTTATACAAATCTACTCCTGTACTAGCTAATAGATTAAGGTCTTTTCTGAGTTTAGCTATTGGGTTTATCTCCACGTTTTCGATATAATCCAGCAGTTGTTTAAAGGTTAGTGGTTTAATTTCTATATTTGTTCCACCTTCCCTTGAAAATAATCCTTTGCTGGGTAATTCTTGATTGCTTATATACATGATTTGTTGTGCTTTGAAAAATAAAAGGGCACTCAACTAAGCTCTCACCCAATCAAGTACCCTCTGTATTAACTCTTAAATTCTAATTATGAAGCAGTTCCGTCAGTAATTGGAACACTATTTCTTTGTCTTTCATAGTACTCGAACTGGAATTCTATGTCATACTCTCCACCGTTTGTTGTTGCATCCTGTCCAAAACTAGATTCCCCCATTTCTGAAGCAGTTGTCGGGAAGGCGTTATAGAATACTAGAGTCTTGATAACTTGTCTGTGAGTGTTATACTGTTTAAGCATTACCGTACAAGTTAAGTCTAGTTTTCTTCCAGTCTTCTTAGTTTCTTTCTCCATGATCTTGTCAGCCCAGTCGTTAAACATATACTGAATTGACATATCTTCTCTATCTATAAATCTCATGGAAAACGAACCATCTGCCTTATTAGAAGTAACTGGCTGGTAGATAGTGAACCCTCTAATTTGAGCTTCCATTCTATCTATTGAGTTATCTATTGACACATTGAAGTCAGTACATCTAATCAATAGGTTCTCATCTGGCGGCATGTAAACCCCGGTAGGTCTATCAACAAAAGAAAACTCCCAAATATCTGTTCTAAGGAATTCTCTCCCGTTCTCTGCAATTTTCTGATACTTTAAAAAATCTAATGCCATCTCGTTATTTTGTTAATCTTTAGTTTCTATTTATTACCACATTTAAAAGCAAGACCTCGTTAATCATCTGACTTAAAGTTACTTCTAGTTGAATCTCTGCTGAACCCATACGGTCATCATAGTTAAACCTATTAAGCACAATGTCATCTATTAAGTATATCTCGTCTCTTAGATCTGTTGTCAGCTTTTGGATATATCTGTGAAGCTCTGTTTTCTTTGTTCCTAAAAATTGTTGCAGCCTTCTAAACTTTCTCTGTACCCTATTCATACTAAACCTGTAAGCTGGGTTCTCGTTTATTGTGCTGTAGTAATAGGAAATATAGTAGTTGTAACCATCGTATCTAATGTGGTTCATCCCTATTTCTTTAAACTTCTGGTATTCCTCTTCTGTGTATTGTTTTTCTATGTATATCTTCTCTTTTATAACTCCTGCATAGTCTGTTGTTAGTCTGTCGAAGAAAGCATAACTCGTAGGCAGCTCAACTCCATTCCTAACATAAGTCCCTATAGTATAAAAGATGTTGGTTGTATTTGAATAAGTCCTTGCTATATCCCTATTTAAAAGAACTAAGAACTGATTTTCCACAGAGACTTGGTGTAGCATGGATAAGATTCTAAGCTCAGGGTCAAAGAACTCGTCATAACTTAAGAAATCTATATCTATGTCCTCGTCTCCAAATAACTCTAAAGCTCTTAAATAGTCATCTGTAGTTTTCTCAGCTTCAATAAACCCTCCATCAAAAAAGTAAGTTCCGTCTGGTAAGGTTTTGTCTCTATCATGAAGAACTGGTAAGATGTGAGGGGAATCTTCTTTAAGCTGTAGAAATAAATCCTCTGTAGTTGTAAAGTTATATTCCTCTAATAGCTCATCATCATAATAAACCTTACAATTACCTCCTTGAATCTGAATGTTTAATAAGTTTCCAAAGATTCCAGGTATAGTTGATGCAAAGTCCATAATCTTGTAAGGAGAAGCATAACTAGCTATAACATCCAGCTTATCATTGTAGTCTATATCAATCTCAATCGTTCCTGGAGTTAAGTTCCACTGTTCTATCTCATCTGAAAAGGTAAACTGGTAGAACATATCAAAATCCTCTTCCTCTTGTCCCGGCATTACTTTATACTGGGTGTAGGCTTCAATAACATTCTTTATACCTTCTCTAATTTGAGCTGTGGTTTTGTTTTGAATATTTACAGCTGTTCTAACTACATTAGGTCCAAAAGCTTCTGATCCTGTAATCCCATGTACTCCATCTTCAAAAGTAAGTAGAGTTATTGAGGCAGTCTCTGGGTTAAGTCCGGAAGGTATGAGTATATAGTCCTTAGCTGCGTTTAGTTTAGTTAAGTCTCCATAGTTAAGCCTGAACACATTAGTAAAATCTCTTATCTCAACATCCTCTAACTCCTTATCCTTATTTAAAGTTCGATCTACAGGCATTGAGTCTAGGTATTGAGGGTGAGTCTCCACTAAGTCTGTATAAACCGGGTCAGATATTCTTAAAGTAGCAAAGTTAGGTTCATCTTTATTTACCCTTACTGCTGCCACTTGATACCCCTTCTCAAACAAAAACTTATACTTAGCTAAGCTCGTTACTCCATCATCAAACTCCCTCTTAAAAGTATCGTAATCAAAGTAAATTGTAGGATAGTCTCGACCTGATGAAGAGGGAACTACAACTCCTATAACTACTCCTAATTCTGGCTGTTGTGGTGGAGTTATACCTACTGAATTAATCTTTATAATACTCATTTAACTACTTTTTCTTTTTAGGCTTACTTACTGTTCCCTTCTTAGTTGGTTTCTTAGCTTTAGCGTTCTTATCTGTAGGCTTAGCTGCTTTCTTACTCTTACCTACAGGCTTTGGCTTAAATTTATCTTCAGTCTGTGGGTTTCCGTCCTTATCGTTAGTCTTTTTACGGAACTGTCTTGTGTATGCTTTAGATTGGTCGGACTCTTTTAATATAGATACTACCTTGTCTTTGTTGAAATTAGTTATGAATCGGGTATTTAATTTATCTTTATCCCAGTGTCTTCCGTGTCCTTTACGCTGAATCTGCTCATAGAACTCATCAGAACTTAATTGACCCACTATAGAGAATGTAACTGTCTTATTAATAGGAGAGTGAGATGATTCCCCTTCTAACCCTTCAGTCATATCTATTGGGTATCCTATGTAAGCTTGATAGTATAACTCTTTTAAGTCCACATCAAGAAGCCATATCCCTATTATTGAGCAGCACTCTTTATAAGGTCTCACTCGGTTTTTGTAGAACATGAACTTTTTATACTTTGAGAGCCACGCCTTTACTGAATAAGTTGAATCCTCTACAAAGGTAGCCTCAAATCTCATATCTATCTTCTTGGTTGTAGGGATTGTAATTGAACTTCCCCCAAACATCTCCATTGAATCTGATAAGGTTTGTCCTGCATCTAATGACCAGTTTGTAATCGGAAGAACATCTATATCCCTCATCTCAAGTACTGGCACTCCTGTTCCCATTGGTTTTATCTGTACATCCCAAAGGTGAGTCGATGCAAGTTCCAATCTCCCTAGTCTTGATCTAAAATAACCTTCGAATGGAGCTGGGTTGATTTCATTTATAGTAGCTTCTAATACTTTCTGGTTACTTGAATTAATACTATGCGCTACATCCTCATCATCAGTAAAAGGGTTATGGAATGTGTCAGTATCTTTGTTATACCCTAAAGCATCTACTGGAACCGGCGTATCGAAGTCTGTCTTTAAGTTAGAAGCATCAATTCCAGCCTGTTCTAGCATACTTTTATACTTGTCCACATTAGTTGCTGAGTTCCAAGTCGTACTGTTAGCTATCCCTGCTGATGGTTTCTTCTTAGGCATTTTAGGTCCACCATTCCAAGATTTTCCTTCTACTAAATTCTGTATTCCTTTTGATATCCCTAAAAACTCATCGGCAGTCTTATACGCACTGAGAAACTTGGGAGCAAACTGAGCTAATAAATTCTGAGGTAAAAGTGATAGTATATTCCCTAGTCCCCATTTAGGATCATTCTCCCTTACTCTATCTAATATTTTTACTACATCTTTAAAGGCTGCACCTGAGATTAACATATTTTGAACCTCAGCAGCAACTCTAGCATCTCTTGTAGCTCTAATCCCATTGACTATCTGAACTACTTTATCTTTGTCATACTCAACATGTACTTTAGTTCTAGTGTCGATGTAAGGATTAAAGACTCCCACTATAGAGTTACCTACTGCATTCTCAAGTTTATTTAAAAAGTCTGATATCTTACTATTCTTTAACACTTGATTTAGAGCCCTAAGAGTAGCCTTAACTTGAACCATGTCGGATTTAGTCCTTATCTGGTTAGGCAACATCTTTAAGGCCTGTGAAGCCCTCCCTATATCCCCAATGGTTCCACTAAGGTGTCTGAGAGGTGAAAGGAGCTTAGTTATAGTATCTTTTGCTCCACTATACCCCTTGCCTAATTGTAAATCACTAAGTAACGACATAATTATTTCCTGTTTTTGAATCCTCTAACTACCTTAACTGTTGGCGTATCTGTACCCTGCTCATTTGTCGGTAGTTCAAGTTTATCTTCTTTCTTTATTTCCTGCTCATTCATACTAGAGACGTGATCCTTTATTCCGATTAATCTATACTCAAAAATAACGTCCTCATAAGCTGTAACATCATTCACTATAAAGGAGTAAGTCTTTCCGAATCTATTAAAACTCACCTTATCCCCTAAATCAAGTATATTCTGGTTAAAGTAAATCATCACCTCATCAGATTGGTTATTGTAGTATTTCTGAGCGTGTGACTTATTTATGATAAAGGTTTCTGTAAAAGTTTGCCATTCAGAATCCCTATCTAAATCATCATGTGTAGCTACCTTTCCGTAAGTTTGGTTTATCATTTGGTCTCTGGAAGGAAGCTTTATTCTGTCTTTATTATCTTTATTTCTAAGTAAGCGTTCTACTGTGCAAAGAGTCCCGTAGAGTTTCATATAAAAAGGAAAGCTCTTGTACATTATCTTGAAGAACCTCCCTGTCATTTCATGGGCTCTATTTACAAAGTCATTATTAACAACTGTCTCACTCATACTTTTATTCATTTATGGGTTGGCCGAGGGAGATCTATTCAAAATCCCCCTGCGACACGAACTTAATAAAAAATCACAACAATTATGAAAGCAACATGTTAGTTTGACGTTAGTGTAGATAATGGAAGCATCTTGGACACCACCGTAATCTTTCTAAGCGCTCTACCAACATATATATTTACTTCTACCATTAATTCACCATCACCCCAAACATTATTAGATTTATCCACTACAACGTCATATTTCTCAGGTGCATAAGTCTGATTCATAATAGTAGTTTTCATGTAGTAATCGATAGTAGCCTTAACGTCAAAAGCTGTACTCTCAACATCGTATCTACCTAAGAATTGCTCAAGAAGGAAGTCTAAATCCCAACCTATTCTATTAGCCATTCTTACAATCCATTCTTCATTAAACAAACTCTGACCACCCTCTCCAGTTCTACAGTCATTAATTGAAGATATACCTCTAAACTTGTCGAACTTGATGGTGTTTATTTGTCCAGCTAAGAATTTCTCTCTGTCAGTCTTCTTAAATTGAGCTACTAATTCACCCACAGATACTTGACCATTAACGATTCCAAATACCGGTGCGAACTCTGAATTAGCTGACTTATTTCTTACAATAGCTTCAACATACTCAATACAAGGAGAAAGCTCTAGTGTCTTAATCCCAAAGTTGTATTTCATGTATGGAGCTAGTTTATAAGAGTTGAATGAATTAGATTGCTTGTACTCATTTACTATAGCATCTACTGTTGAATGGTTTGTAGTTTTAACTGAGTGTAGTGCAAGTGCTTTAAGTTCTGCTGCTACTGAGTTCATTACTGACTGTAGGCCAACCTCACCTTCACCTGCATCCCATACAAAGTCAATTCTATACCCTTCATCATACTCCAATAAATCTAGAATAGCTCTCTGTACTTTTGCACTTCTCTCTCCATCTACTGGTGCTGCATTTCCTCCTAATTTTTCGAACTCTGCTCTAACTGGGTCTGAAAATGCGAAAACTCTATCTGGATTACTTACAAGGACTTTCTCATCAGTCTGTGGATCTCCTTCTAGTTTTAGTCCGTTACTTATTGCGCTTACCCCTACTGGAGCTGGAGCAAGTTTAACCTCAGTTCTCGTTACATCTGCAATCGTGAACTCTGAACCTGCGTCTAACTGAGAATTAACTTTTAGAATGAATCTCTTGTTAGCCGGGTCTATAGAGTTAATTAAGAATTTAAGAGGTGTAGATGTAGTATTTGTAATTGCTGAACCTACCGGGGCTGTAGCCTTAAGTAACAATCTATATTTATCATCAATCGTCAACTTAGGTGCTGTAGGTAGTCCATCTGTATTAGCAAGACCTAGTGTAGTTTTAATGAATTCGTTTACATTTGCATGGTACTTATAAGCTAGGTAAAGAGTTAGTTCATTATTCTCTCCATACTTATATCCGTAAAGGTAAACTGATGAATCCTCTAATCCGTTAATTAATTTGCTAATCTTCTCTTGGAAATCTAAACTTTGAACTGATACTGCTCCTACTTTAACTGCAGCTATCGTATCTAGTATTCTATCTTTTCCATCTACTAAATAAGACTTCCCGTTATCTCCAACAGCAATAGAACCTTTATAATCTACTACCATTTTATTTCCGAAAAGCTTTGTATAACTGAACGCTCCTTGGTCTGCATTATACATTTTAGTTACAGCTTCCTCCATAGAACTACCTACTCTTGTTACTAATACTGAACTGTGAGCAAGCATAGCGTAAATATGGAAGAATGTACTATCTAAATCTGAAACCAAATAATTCGCTCCATCTGGTCTATATTTTCTGAGGAGTTCTCTTTGGTTGTTTATCATTGTTATGCCGTAAGGGCCGTGGTCAGAAACTAAGGGAGCAGCTACTACTATCTTCCCGTTCTGATATCCTGATGTATCTGTAGTTGTCGCAGCTTGAATTCTGGACTCTACAAACGGTTCATATATCTGACTCATATTTTATTTAATTTCTTTTATCTCTGGTTGTTTACTCAATATTTTAACAATTTGGTCATAATCCTTATACTTTAAACTGAAGACATTGTCACTATCTACAGCATTCATTTCTTTTAGGTTTACTTCCTTGAATTTTACTAGATTGGTTATTTTCGAGATTACTACATCAGAGGGTTTGCAGTTATCCATTATAATATCAAAGTGGACTCTACAATTAAAGTATAGCTGATGATAGTAATTATTCTCCTCGTCAGTAACCGCACTTTTATCTCCTAATTGACCTGATATATCTTCCCAAACTATAGCTACCTTAAATGGATTGTTGTTATAGTCAAATACATTAATAGAAGTCAAGTTGGAAATAATCTCTAAGTTTCTATACCGGTTCTTTATATCCATAGCTTTAGAGAGGGTTGTTGATTTTAATTTCCACTCTATAGATAAGTTTGCATCTGTGTGTCGCTTTAGTAGTGGAGTAACTCTTTTAGCTATAGGGTTATAATCGGCATTTTGAATAGAGTAACTTAGTACGTCAGGAACCTCTACTAATTCATCCTGGTCATCTAACTTTAAGGACTCGAAACCATGATCATATAATTGCTCTAGAACTACCTTTTTAACTTGATACATAACTAAAGGCTCATCTATAACATAATTAGTATAGGTGTCTTTGTACTTAAATGCTCTATGGTTTGGGAAGATATAATTAAGCCTCCTTCTACCCATTAAGCAGTTTGTTATATTAGCGAGTACTACGTCATCTTCCCCTTCAGTTATCTCTAAGAAAGGTATTGATTTAAGTAGTGTTATATAATCTTTGTACTCTATATTCTGGTTTATAAATAAGTCACACCTCTCTTCATTATAAAGGGCATAACTCTTATCCAAATCGGTAAAAATAGTCTGGTTTAATATATACTCATTAACTACCAGCTTCTTTATATTTAGGTTGTTTATTTTATTTTGTGGATTATAGGTTGAAAGTAAGTCAGACTCTACAAGATCCTCTTCTGTAATCACTTCAAAAGGTAACTCAGTGTTTTTAGCTCCTTTAGTGAAGAAAATAACTAGTACTGAATTTGGTATATCCTCTTCAACTTGAGTGACACCCGCCTCTATAAACTTAATGTAAGAGAGTGAAGTGGTTATCTTTAATCCGTTTACTACTAGTGTGTTCATATATTCATTTTCATTTAGGGAGGGCTATCTTTCAAACCTCTCCACTTATATTTAAAATCATGACCAGTCTTCGTCCGTGTAATTTGGTTGTTGAGTCTGGTGGTGTAAGTCAGTAATTCTAGAACCAGGGTGTTGTCTTTGGAAGAGTTGAGCATCTTGTATATAGTCAAATCTTCTGTGCCTCTCTAGTCCATTTTTAGGGTCAGAATAAGTAACTTCAAATCTCTTGTTCTCAGTGGTTTTGCTTAATTGACTCCCTGCTTTTCCTCCTAATTTTCTACCTCCAATAAAACCACCTATTCCACCAACTAAACCACCTGCTAATGCCCCTATCGCTTGACCTTTAAGAGATTTACCTCCTAATTGTCTTCCTATCGCCGCACCTGCACCAGCTCCAATCATTGCGCCATAATTACCTCCTGTTTTTCTTCCGTAATATGCATGCTCTGATCTATATGCGTTAAATTTTTTTGTTATAATTATTCCCATGAGTTTTTAATCTATTTGTTCAACGACTACATTACTATAACCCACCCTTTGAGATAATTCATTTGCTACCTCGTGGGCTCTCTTTCGTGTTCTAAAAAGCATATGGTAGACGTAATTATGACCTCTCTTATCGAACCTTATTTGAAATCTATATCTATCTGGTTCTTCTTTTCTTGTGAGTCTGTCCAAAATCTTACTAGCCGCTACGCCAATTAGAATAGCTTTCAAATCACTACTCATAGGATATATCAACTATACTTGCCTTATTATAACCTGGTGAAAGAGTAAAGTCAAATCCTAAAATATCCTTAATTCTAACAGCTATATCATTTTTCCATACTGCTGAGATAACTACTGATACTGGAAGCTGAACCCCTCTTCTAAGTAGTCGTGTAAGTGTTTTAATTAACTCCTTACTTTTCCCTTCATACTCCTCTGGGTCATCCATTACTTCTGCTGTAGCGTGGACATATTCAATCCCATCCGAGTGTCTTCTAATAAAGTAATCGTCTATGATGTGAGTGATGTTTCCAGAGTATAATAGTTCATCTCCTTCTCCAACAACTCCTCCTGTAGATTCTTTTCTGGATTGGTTTCTATTTAAATGTGTACTCCCTCCGTAAAAGTTTCTATTCTGTTTTCTTTCTTTATATCTCGGTGTGTTCTGATACTCTAGAAAACTCTGCTTAGGTATAATAGAACCATCTGCTGCAGGAGTATCTAGAGGAAACAATCTTACTTCTATTTTCATCTTAATTATTGCTTTTTATGGCGTTTAGTATTATTTCAGGTACTCTTTGGTAATCTTTTTGGAAGAACTTATTTACACTCTTAAGAACTCTGGTACCATCCTCTGACTTACTTAAATAATCCCAATAACCTGCTGATTTAAATTCACTAATCCAGTTATCCGGAGTAAGTCCATGTAGAGCTGTTTCTGAATCTCCTAACCACCATGAATCTTTTACTAAACTAATTTTCCCTGACTCTGAGTTTACTTTATATAATAGGCTTACGTTCAAAATATTATCAAACATCAGTAGCGCCTTAACGGCTGTAACGTCTCCAATAGTCTTCTGAATTATCTTAAAAACCCCATAATCAAGAATAACCTCACTGAACGCTTCTGATACTGATTGAGGTTCATTTGGTGTATTTTTAAGTTCAGCTACACTATCCCAAAGTAAGCCGAACTGTCTAGTATCTATAATTAATCCCATGTTTATTTTCGTTTTCCAGGTTTTACAATTAATAGACCTCTAACAAATTTTCCAGCCTGATAATTATCTAGATCGTCTCCCATTTCTCTTAAAGTTCCAATTGCGTAGGTATTATCAGAAATGTAAGTATCTTTGTGGAATTTTTTAGGTAGTATATTTCTAGTTTCTGCATTAACAACCCCCTCTCTCATTATTGTTGGAGTGTTTAAAAGAAGTCGATGTTTCATTACCTTAGCTTCACTCCCTCCGTTAAGCCCTTCTAAAAATGCTAATGTTGGCGCTACTTTCTTGAGTTTATCATTTAATTGGCTAAGTCGCTTATTATGAAGTACATCGCCTTTTAATACCTTATCTCTGTGTCTTCCTTCATGTACAACTACGAATGGAATTTTAGCTCCCTTCTTAGTTAAGTATACATTTCCGTCATAATCCACCAGATCACTATTATTTGATTTTATATATTGGTAATCCCTTAGTTTGTCAGCTAATTCCTTATCTTCTAAGTTCTCCCAACTAGTTAATTTCTTAAACATAAATCTTACCGTGTGTTAGTCCCATATAAAACTGATCTAAACTTGTCTGTATCATTGAACTAGCCTCATCTATACCATTAAACATTTGAACAGGTACGTCTGGGTATTCGAAGTTCTTCCTTAGTTGAGATATGAATTGTAAAGTCTCCATAAGGCAAGCATCTACAAACTTACTTACATGTCTTTCCTCTATAAAACCAATACAACTCTTAGGATCTAATTCTCCAGTTGGTTGTAAATAGTTAACATACATCGGTCTCATATAGGTAGCATTCATTAGGTATTCTCCCTCTGAAACTCCTGATAAGAAACCATCCTGATATATCCAATTACGAGATGAACCTAAAATACCATTAAGTGACCATACTCTAGTCGGTATAAGTTCAACCTCTGAAATGCACATAGTATTCGGATTCCTAGCATATGTGTTAAAAGTGTTTATAAATTTATGTGGGTCGTTATTAATTTTTATTTTATTTAATCTGATGAGAGGTACTTGATAATGCCACTTCTCTAAAGCTACTGAATACAGCTCCACCCTCTGCTCATCTGGATTCTGGGTTCCTACGATAGACAATAACTCATCCACAGAAGGTAGCATTAGAAGAGATGATCTCAAGTCTATTTTTCTCTTAAGTTCCGATAATAGTAGTACTTCTCCCATTTCTTTATTTCTTGTTTTTATTATTTCCTATAAGTAATCCCTTTTTATTAATCCTCTCATACTTCCATTTATACATAGTAGCCTCAAAGTCTTTTGTTCTGTACTTATATTCTTTATCGTGATAGCCTGTTACTTTGATGGAATATTGATAATTTAACTTGACTGGCTCTAAGCTCCAAACCTCATCTGTTATTTCGCAATCTGGAACTTCTTCTGTAGTAGGTTTGTATATGTTAGCAGTTACCTTATATACATTATAGACTCTACCTAAGATATTCGCACTCATAGCAGCTAAACATCCCATTATTGAAGTTGAAAGGCATACTCTCTTAGTTACATTATCTTCATATCCCCGCTCTGTTAGAAAGTTTTTAGGGACTCTTGGAATTAAAGTTTGTCCATCTAAATCCTCAGTTGATATGAAAAATACTTCCTTTCTAGTTGTAGGTCTTTTCACTTTATTCATTTTAATTTAGGAGGAGATTTATTGTAGTCCCCTCTCTTGTTTGTATTGTTTGATTGTGTTTATTAAGAATATAGGCAAAGTTTTATTATAATCTTGCTTGAAAAACTTATCCATATCCTTTAAATCTTGCTTTCCGTATTTATCTCCGTTTAGTGTCTGGTAGAGCGTAGTGTATTCATCGTACTCATTTGTAGCGTAACTATCTTCCTCTTCCTTCAGTCTATTTATCCAGTTTTGAGGAGTTACATTTTCTACAATATCTCCTTCAGCCCCAGCTTTAATACTTGCACTCTGTAACCCTGTATTGATAAGTTGAAGGGTTGATTAAGTAAGTAACCCTAATATCAGTATAGTCAAATCCAGTTACTGTAGCTAAAACTATCTCATCGGCATTATATCTCTCCGCTATAACTCTATTTGTTGGACGTGGACCCTTAATTGATTTAATCTTCTCGTCAAAATAAGTGTTAAGTAATCCTAATATATTGTGTGGCTTATCTTCTTTAGGCTTACTTGGAGAAAACCATGACATAAGCCCAAACTGTCTCGTACTAATTATTAATCCCATTTTTGTTTTTTTTTGTTATAACTGTAGAGGTAGCTCATAATCATCAGGAGTCACTACAAAAGTTTTTCTCCCTTGACTATTTAAATACTCAGCTTGTTCCTCGGCTTCGGCTTTTGTATCAAATTCTTCTACTTCAGGTTTACCAGTTGCACTATCCGTTACAGTATATGCTCCACCCAAAGCTTTAATCCATCCAATAGCTTCTTTGTGACTCTCCTTAACTGTTGTTCTAGGTTTCTTTAAGTATCCACCTACTCCACCTAGTATTGCACCGGCTACCATCCCTTTCTCGAAATGAGGTTCAACTCTGTATCTGGCTTTTGAAATTGCTGCATGAGCTAAGGATCCCAAAGCAGCTCCACCTAAAGCTCCTTGTATTGAGTTTATTATTCGGTAGTCTTTTTCTTTGTTGGAGAATCAGTCTAGTAAATGTTCCTTACTTCTTATATTCATTATCTCTTATTCTTTTATGAATAGGGAGACTATATTTCAAATCTCCAATTTATTATTACATTCTAAGTAAGCATAGTTCTATTACTAGTTCTAGCTGCAATCTTAGCACCTTCTTTTAGTCCGTAGTTTCTACCGAGTTTTGAACCTCCATAAATACCAGCTGCACCTCCTAAAAGTCCTCCAATCGTTTGAAAAGATTTAACTCTCTTTGCGTAAGCCTCCTGTGCATCTCTTTCACTTGCTTCAGGGTGTTTAGATAAGTACTCTTTAATATAGGTGTCCTTGTTTTTCAATTTAGCAACTCCTTTTCCAGCTAAATATCCAACTCCAGTTCCAACAGCGGCTCCTCCAATAGAACCAACTCCTGCACCAAAATTCCCATAATGTTGCTTAACTGCCTTCATTCCAGCAACTCTAGCGTTTCTGGCTACTTTCGCTAACTCAGCATCAGTTTTAGGAGCAGTCCCACCCTTACTTTTATATTCATCAACATAAGCTTTTGCACCTTTACCAAATACTTCTAAATTTTTCTTATGTCCTAGGTCGATCAATCCAAACTGTCTATTACTAGCACCGCTAAAATCCTCAGGAGCCACTATAAAAGCTTTAATTCCTTTCAATTTAAAATCTGCAGCATCTTGTTTAGCTTCTTGTAAATTTCTAAAGCCTTTGTGGTAAACTTCTCCAGATGGAAGTGAAGCTATTACAAAGTACTGTCCCATTCCAGACAAAACTCCAGCTCCTATATTTCGGTTATCCTCTGCACTCACTTTAGGTTTAATCATGTACCCACCTAAAGCACCTAAAGCACCTCCAATCAACATACCTTTTTTCGCGGATCTATTGATTCCATAATTAGCACCTGCGCCTAGTCCAGCACCAAGTAGCCCCATAGCAACTGCTTGACCAATTCTATTATTCCCCTCAGTAGGAGTCGCTTTGTTTAACAGCCAATTTCTAGCATCGTCTTGGCTTTTTATTATTACAACTTTATCCATTATTTTTTTTTTCATTTTCAGTTAGGAGAGCTATATTTCAAGCCCTCACTTATTTTATCCGTTGATACCTGGGTGGTAGTTTTGAGGATTACTAGACGGCGCAGGAAGAGCAGCAGTTGCATTACCCCCTTTACCTCTTTGGAAACCTCTATATCCAGCACCTACGCCACCAGCTACAGCTCCTAAAGCTCCACCGATAGCTAATCTCTTTCTTTTAATCTTGTTGTACTCAGCATCAATCTTTTCATCTGACCAATCTGGGTGAGCATCTCTAAGTCTACCTTTCAAACCTTTAAGTGTGATTCCTGCAATTCCTGCACCTAGACCACCACCAAGCAAAGCTCCTGCAGCTCCTAATGCATATTTACCTGCTCCCGCTTTTTTACCTTCAGCTTTGTCGTATAGCCAGCTTTCGGCTTGTTTAGGGTATTTAGCTGCTTTTCCACCCCACTCTTTTACTTTATTCTTTGTTTTAGACCATCTGCTTTCTTTTTCTTCAGCGAATAGTCTTGTTTTAAATGTTAATCCCATTTTGTTAATTCTTTATTTTATTTTTAAAGGATAGTCTTCTCTAAATATCGCTTAGTTTTTACGATCTTATCTCCAGTCCTACTCCCTAAATTATAACCCTTAACTCCCCCAACTAATGCTCCAACTATAGTCCCAGTCTTATTATATATCGACCTCCTATTTTTGTAAGCTTTGTATGCATCGTAACTATTGGATTCTGGATTTTTTAGTAGGTATTCTGAAATAAAGTCTTCCTCAGATGGAGTTAGTATTTTACCTATAAGTCTTCCACCTAAGTAACCGACTCCAGACCCAACTAATCCACCACTTATTAATCCCACGTTTTTAGATCCTTTAAGTATTTGGGAGTCTCCTGGTATATATTTACTTGAGAATAATTTGGTTCTAAATACTAACCCCATATTGTTATTTATTACTTTTTCTTATTATAGAAGTCCATTGCATTTGGTGTATAAGTCTTCTTGTATTCTCTACCTTTCATATAACCTAGTCCACCTCCTGCTACAGCCCCTAGAGCCGCACCAATAGCTAATCTTTTCTTCTTAATTTTGTCGTATTCAGCTTGTACTTTTTCATCAGACCATTGAGGATTAGCTTCTCTCAATCTACCTTTAAGACCTCTAAGTGAAATTCCAGCAACACCTGCTCCAAGTCCACCTCCAGCTAAAGCACCAATACCAGTAAGACCTACAAGTCCTCCATGCTTTTGTTTTTCCTCTAGAGATTTATATAAGCTTCTTCCTTTTGCATTTGCTGAAGCTGAAACTTTAGCTCCTTTGATTTTAGCTTTTTCTACTAATCTTCCTACTGCTCCTTTTTTCTTAGCGAACAGTCTAGTTTTGAAATATAATGACATATCTGTATATTTGTTTTTGTTTAGTTAATATTTATAATTCTTCATCTAATTCTCTCATTCGATTGTAAGCAACTCTAGCTAAATCTTTTGTAGAGAATCCTTTGTACTCCGGCTGTTTCTTAAGGAGCTTAGTTAAATACGCAATCTTCTCAACCTCAGTCATATTTTTGTACTTAGCTAATTCTGTTTCTTTAGTTAGTATTGAAGTAAGCCAACCTCCAGCAGTAGCAGCTAAAGCGCCAGTTAAATAAGTTGAGTATGCGGTTGCGGTTTTATTTCTATACCCCTTAAGATCCTTACCTCCAGCATTTTTGTATAACTTATATCCTCGAATAGTTGCATCAGCTTCGTTATAAAGAGTTGGAGCATTAGCTAATAAAAACCCTCCACCTCCTCGAAGTCTATTAAACCACGAAGATTTCTTTCCTAATATTTTATCCTTAGCTAGAGTATTTCCTGCATGTATAGCGTTTCCAAAAGCAAGGGTATTAGATCCAATAAGGACAGGCATGTTTCTAGATCTTTGCATCAATCTTCCAAAACTATTACCTCCATTCTCGATATTTCTGTGACCCATTTCATGAGCTAAAACCTTACTATTGTTTAACCCTTTAATATCGGTCATAAAAACTTTATCCACATCTGGTCGGTAGTTTGGACCTATTATATTATCACTGCCTCCATAATTTCCCTTACCGAGCTCATTCATTAAGTTTTTGTAAGTTTGAGTATCTGTTCTATTTACTCGATCGCCTAATAGCTTTTTATTTTCAAAATTAACAGCTTCCTTGGCTAACTTTTCCGCGATACTGCCTATTATTAAATTCTTGGCTAAAGGTTTTGCGTATCTACCTAATCTTACGCCTAGAGCTTCCTTTTGTGTGCTTAGTTCCGGATTTTCAGCTAATAATTCTGCCTCTAATTCTTTCTCTTTCTTACTCTTACCGAACATATCTCTGGTTTATTTTATAATTAGTTTTACCTGCTATTTGCTCAGCTAAAATATCATCTCTGTCTTTGTAAGGTCCATATTTACTATTAGCTTGGTATTGTAAGAAATCCTTCATTGACTCAGATGCATTCCTAACTGACTCCTCTGAAGCTCTAACCCCTCTATTTGACCTTAGGAAATCTTTAACAACCTCCTCTGTATTTTGTGCTTTAAGGTCTTTTAGGGTTTTATGCTTGTTTAAATAGAAGTCTAGTGAGTAAAGTGCTAATTGAGTAAGAATAGGGGTAGCAACTCCAACCGCAATCGAAGCAGCCATCCATTTACCTAGCGAAGGAGAATCAGCAAATAGTTTAGTTCTTAGAGTTAATTTAGATTGTGTTCTCGTCTCACTATTACTAAACGCTGCCTTTACCATAGCTGGATAGTTTCCGTTATATCTTTCAATTAGTCCATTAGCTACTCTCTCTGTTACTTCTGGATTGTATTTATCTCCATGTATCTCTTTCATCTTAGAGTGTAGCATAACTTTGAACTCTTTGTCAGACTCTATTTTGTTATCATTCTTATTCATATCTATCTCCACTTTGCGTTTTCGTACCGTCTCTTGTAATTATCATAAATAGTTTCAGCCTTAGCTTCATCCATAGGACCTCTCACCTGAACTCTTTCTCCTTTATTCTCTAGCATTCTCCTTTGATTCATTACCTCGTTTGGAGAGGCCCCTCTTAATCTTCTAGGTGTTTTCCAGTTTCCATCTATATCTTTTCTAATAAGGACGTAAACTTTAGATTCATTAATTAACTCCTGTGTTGATGGTAGTTTATTTCCCAAAGCTTCTTTCCCTGTAGTTGAAACTGTTTGTCCTGCTTGATAATTACCAATAAGTCCGAAAAGTCGTGTTGTTATGTTATTTAATTTTCGTCTTCGTCTATTTATCATCGTCATCCTTCATCATGTTGTAAGCTGCGTACGCTCCGAGTCCAGCTAGCGCCATTCTCTTTTTACCCCATCTAAGGTTTCCGTTCTTATCAAACTTCTTAAGATATCCCCCTCTAGCCATGAAATCACCTACCTTATCCCCCTTGAATTTAGTATTATGGTGTTCAATCTTAAGGTTTCGCATCTCTTTTTGAGTGTTGATATAGTTGTCATCCCAAACACCCTTACCTGCAGTCTTCAATTCCTGAGTCTTCTTCTCTAAATCAGCAATTCTCTTCTTTTGGTCAGTTAGGGTGTTTTGGTGTTTCTCTTTTTGTTTTCTAGCATGGATCTGTTCCGCTGACATTGGTTGTTTATTAGTTGCAGAAGAATGATTCCAACTACTATTCATTGAGCCTGAGTTTGGCTTTGATGAAGGAGATTTAGTTCCATTCCATCCTTTATTTGGTGTTGAACTTGGGGTAGATACGGAGTGATGGGTCGTAGGTTTAGGTGTACTTACTGGAGCAGGTTTGTGGTTGTTAGATCCTCCCATAGACCAAGGATTACTCTTTCCGGCACCTTTATTACTACTACCTCCCATTATAGGACTCTTCTTCATTTTATTCTTTTGGTACATACCTATCCCTCCAGATTTTTTACTAGAAGATCCCCATAGAGACTTTCCCTTACTACCTCCCGTTATTCTATTAGTAGACGCTCCGAGTCCTCTTGCCCCAACTCTACCATAAGCGAACATTCTACTCGTTATCTTACTCTGCCTCCTAGTTTGATATCCACCTCTTTCACGCTCTTTCTTTTCCCTCTCTCGACGTTTCTTCTCCTCTTGTCGTTTCTTCCACATATAATAAGCTCCACCTGCTGCCGCTGCCACCCCTGCTGCTGCTAGTCCCGCTTTCATTGGATTATGCTTAGCCCAAGTAGTTCCTTTACCTACCCAAGACTTTTGCTTAGCCATATCAGCTTTATAGGCATTCTTCTTTCTAGCCCATTCTAGTGAGTCGGATATTTCAGATTCCCTATGTTTTAAAGCTGCTTCTTGCTGTGAGTTCTTAGCGGTTTTAGATAGACGATAAGCTTGGTCTCTCTTTCTTTCCATTAGCTTCTCATCACCACCATACTTCTTGTAGTCCTCTTTTCTTCGCTTATTTCTATCAAACCATCCTTTAACTCCTTTACCCTGCTCGTGAACCCCTTGAATAGTACCTAAAGCAGATAGACCTTGGCTCGCTAAACCTAAACCGGCAGCCCCCAATCCTACAGCAGCTCCGGCACCCATTCCGCCACCTCTATGCTCTTCTTCATCGTCTTCTTCATCGTCATAGTGGCTAGGTCTTCTCTTTCTGTTTTGAGCGAATAGTCGAGATGTTATATTGTCTCTGTTGTATCTAAATTTGTTTTTTCTCATTTCTGTAATCGATTAATAAGGTTGATTGTACCCTCCGTCTGCCATTCCACCACTCATACCACTCATTGGGTCATCTGGGTCAGGAAGCGGGTTGCCGAATGCGTCCATCACTGGTTTCTTATCTGGATTTATCATCTTAGCCATAGCAGGGTCATTAAACTTCTTAACCCCTTCTTTAATATATTCCTTAAGAGCTTTAATTTCAACTAACTGGTTCTGCTCTAATCCTGAAACTATATTTGCTAAGTCTGCTATTCTATTCACTGATTCAGCTAAGGTATCCATTCTAGCGACTTTCTTAGTGTACTCTAGTGAATCTGTATCCATTAAGTTAGATGTGATTTTCCCTTCAATATCCAGCTTTTTACTTAACTTTAATCTATCATACAAATTTTCAGCTAGTAGAACGACACTCTTATTTATCATATCTACATAATAGCTTACTTTACTTTCAAACCTCTGCGACATTTTAATTGACTCCCATCTAGACGCTCTACCTTCAAATAAATCTGGTGGCAATCCGATAGCATTAATTAAGTCTTCTTTGATAGTTTGTTGGTCCATTCTTATTCTATCTATCTTCTCGGAAATCTTGTCTAAATTAAGGTCAGTCATTCCGGCAAGCTTACTATCATAATCTGGGAGAACTCGTATATTATCAATTAGAGACATGGCTAGTTCCTTTACTGATAACCCTTTAGCCTCCATAAATGACATATCTAAGTTCTTGTTGATGAGAGATTCCACTTTTTGAGTTAAGTCTACACCCTCCTCTAAAGCTGTTGTCTTCTCAAGTCCCACAAGTAAGATAATAGGTTGAATAAGGTCTTTGATAGATAGAATGGATAATAAGTAGTCTTTTAATATATACTCCTTAATCTTTCCTGTAATATATCCAAATAGAGGTGTCCCAGCTAAGTAACGTTTATCATAAGAGGTGACTGTTTTTTGTTCCCTTCCCCTCTCTACATTTAATTTTGTTACCGCTTCTTCTCCTTCTATTTCTGCATTAAGTTGTTTTAGTCTGTCTGTGGATATATCTTCGTCAAACTCAAGCTTATAATCGTAGGTAGAGATGGAAAATATTTGATCCTTAGAAAACTCGTGCATCTCTCCAGCCATATCGTAGGTGAAGTATGAATCGAGCTTAGAGTCTTTCCATGTTGATATTACCTTTGTTGGATTCTTTAAATACCTTAGCTTGCATGTTTTCTTATCCGCAGAGAGTTCCATAGCATAACTATAGCTCCCGTAATAAATAAGCTCTGAGATGTCCGATGTAATATGTTTTATAAGCTGCATCTCGTTAAGTATCCTGTTGATGTCAGCTTCTGCTTCTGGGTCATCTGGGAGTGAAATTATATTAGGGTTGTCAGTTATAATAAGCTCCATTAACGCGTCTTTTATAACGTCAATCGAGGTCTTAGTAATGTGAAACTCTAAGTAAGACGTAAGTTCATCTATCCTTTCTAAATATCGTGTGAGTGACGTTCCAACTATCGAGTATATTTTATTGGCATCGACTCCTCCCCCTACAGAGCTGTTATATGACCCTGGAGAGATGATATTTGACTGCACTGGAGCATAAGGCGAACCCTGTCTAGCACCCCAAGAAGTCATATTAGGAGATGAACCAAAAACTAGATTTGCGAAAGTTCTGATTGCACTCATAATTATAATTCATTTTCAGTTAGAGCAGGGATAAGGTTTTACCCTCATCCTTACCCTTTCTATTTCTACTAAACTTAATTTTCTTATTGTCCGTAGATAGCTTCCTGCCAAGTTCCAGAACCGCCTTGAAGTTGTGTTTTCTGAGCAGCAGTAGCGATAGTGTTGTATCCAGCTGGAACTGTAACTTCAAATTTCTGTACTAAGTCGCTAGTCAAGAATTTAACTCCTTCATAAGAGAAGATTCCTGAAGCAGACTGAGTAGGGTTATTGAAGTTTCCTACCTCTGGCAAATCGTTAACTGGTAAGAAGATACCTCTAGCGATTGGAGCCATAAGTCCGTCAGCAGTTTTGTGGATAGCGTATCCTTCGAACGGCTTAACGTGAAGAGACTGGATAACTGGAACTCCATTGTAGTAACCGATCAAGTCTTCAACGTAAGCAGATTCTTTATTTTCAACGAAAGCACCTGTAACTTTAGCTGTTTTGAAGATCTCAGCAACTCTAATACCTACAACGTAAGCAGAAGATCTAACTGATTTAAATGATCTTGTAGCTAATTCAGTGTCAACTTGAGTAAGCGCGTGTTGGAACAAGTAGATGAACTGATCCATACCGTTAAGCTTAATAGAGTGACCTGACAAGTCTACAGCGATAGTGTTTCCTCTATATCCATTAAGAGCTTCAACTGCAGTTTGGTTAATAAGTTTCAAGTAAGTTTCCATTACTCTCTGCTTAAGAACTTTCTTCAAGTCGATACCCATAGATCTGTTAGCTACGATATTAGAAACCATGTTATGCTCAGCCACGATAGATTGAGGGAAAGCATTAAGTTCATAGTATCCTAATTGATCTTTTACTCTGTTGATTGGTTTTCTTGGAGTATCGTATGCAACTTCAATAGAGTATTTGTGGTTAGTAGTCATGTTAGCTCCCAATTTAACTTTGATAGCTCCATTTCTATAATTTACTGAACCTTCTTTAACTCTACCAGCTGGTGCCAATAATTCTCCTTGTCCGTTGTCAGTGATTACAAATGTATCTTTAACAACTTTAGTAGCAGCATCAAACTCAGTAATAGTGATTGCCAAGCTACCTGGAACGAACGCACCTTTAGCATCCATGTAAGAAATCTCATCAGTAGCAGAACCGTCGAAAGTAGCTACGTGTTGAGCAGAATTTACATTAGATCTCCAGTGACCATAAACAGTGTCGTACTCCATGTCTCTACCGATGTTTCTAGCTACTACAGATGGATCACCTTGTCTAGTTTGTCCAGCTAAAGTACCAGTAACAGTTTTATCAGCAGGAATTGGAGTTTCGTCGTTCCCTACAGTTACTAGGTCAAGGAATGCCAACATTTGTCTAGGCTGTTCCATACCTCTTTCTACTGCGATAAATCCAACAATAGATTTAACCATAGCAGCAACAGTTACATCAACGAACTCTTGTCCTGTAAGTCCTCCTAATTGGTTTAGACCTGTAGTACCAGAGAATGTTCTTGTATGTGCGTCTAAGTTAGAGAAAGCTTTTTGGTAAGCCTCCAATCTTTGTGTAAGGTCGTTAGAACTCAATGAAGAGCTAGCTAACTTTCTCATCAAACCTGCATCACTCTTAACCTCAGAGAAGTAGCTAGCAGATGTATTTGTATTTGTATTAATTCCGAATCTCATGTCTGTATTCTAATCTATATTTTCTATTATTAAATCAATTCATTAATCCCTGAAACGTCAGCTTTTGGCTCTAATCTAAAACCATTCTCATCCAACAATTCGTTTACGTTAGCAGCGATTTCCTCAGCTTTATCTTCAGTCTCTTGGTGGAAATCTAACAATTCTTGACCTCCTAATTCTGGATCTAAGTCAGCTAAATCTTCTCCTGTGAACTCAAGTCCTGCATCTGAGAACGCTCTAATGTAAGATTGAACTTTAACAGCCTCTACTTCTTCATCAGCAACTTC